CGGGAGCAGTTGAGGCGGACCAAACCGAAGCATATTCCACCCAACCATGCGGGATCGATCAAAGACTGCCCTGCTTGCATGAAGGCGAAGGAACTACTCGCGGAGAACAGAGCAGAGGCCGATCGCGTTATCGCCACCCAGGAATTCGAGCACCTGACCACGTTCACATCAGACGATTGGGCTGCGAAGAGGGAGCAAGATGAAAGAACCCAGGACTGAAGAGGGCATGAAGCTGGTGGGTCAGTACCACCGAGCGATGCATGGAGAGGACTGCGAACTGGAGGATGATGGCTTCATTCGCGACCGCGTCCTCTTGATCGAACAGCAGGCTCTCGACGCCTATCCATTGCCACCAGAGGATCACCATGGCAAGCCCCATGAGTTTAGATGTGCATGCAGGATCTGCGGCCAGCCAGGGCTGGTGCAACTATCCATCAGCGGCCCAGACGAAGTCGTCCGCGTCGTAGCTAAAGATGGTTAGGGTGCTAGTACTTCCTGCCGAAGGCCTGGCTGAGATTCGAGATCTGGAGGACGAAGGGCTCGAAGCTCTGCAGCACCTGGTCGGTGGCGATATCGAGGAACTCCACTTCGATGGTGGATTGATGATCATGAATACGGATGGACGAAGTCTGAAGCTACCCATCAATCGCCTCGCCACCAGCTTTGTAGGACGCACAATCCTTGGTGATGTAGTTGTCTGCGGAGGAGCTGATGAGGATGGACAACTACTTCCCTACCAGGCCACTGACGGGCCACAGGGCGGGCCGGTGAAGGGCATCTAGTCGATGCACGTGGGGGTCGTGATATCACCGGTCCCGGTGGACACGTATAGACCGGTCTGTCGACTTGGCGATGTCGACTGGGAAACTACATATACTGTTCGTTACTGTCTGGATACTGTCAAGCACAGTACTCTGGACAGTTTACATCTCCTGCCCAACCCAGGGCTAAACCGTATAATCTACCACAGGGGACAGTTGGGCAACAGTAAAACGGAAAGTCAGGGGGGTGGTGGGATACAGCCACGTGCCCAACTGGGGGTCGGTCCTAAAGGACTAGACCACCCCCAGTAGGTGGACACGGGCTGTTTATCCACCAAACTACCCCCCGTAGGCAATCTCGCCTTGCCCATAATTGCCATTGGGTCTATAATGGGGGTACCAATAGTTGGGTAACCAGGAGGACCAAGAATGCCGCTATCCGGCTATCTGAAGACATCAGATCCCGGCCGCATCTCGACCATCGCGATTGCTGGATCGAAGGAGCGTAGGAAGAAGATCCTACCTACCAGATACAACAGCAAAACCGCTGCAGAAACCGTGTATATGCGCGATTGCGTAACGCATGGTTCTCCAGAGAGCATGGGGGGGACAGTTCCAGTCGAGCTGTTTCGCAACGAAGGCAAGGAATGGATCAGCCTCGGGATTGCAAGATGTTGTGTCCTCTGCTGGCTGGTAATCGTTCCACCAACGAACGACTTCCCCGAACCCCAACCACTCCCTGTGGGGAAAGGTGCCGCGGCTGATGGTGGTTCTCCTCGTCGAAGAGGACCAGATAAGCAACCTCGAACTAGAGCAGAGAGCAAGACGATGCAATCTGCGGCGAAGGACCTCAAGGGTTGGCTTGATGCCGATCCTTCCATGCCGATGTCAGTTGCTGAACTGATGGCGGGGACTGGGTTGCCCAGGGCTTCGATGAACCGTCTTCTAGACAAGATGGTGGAGAAAGGCTACCTGGTGAGGGAAGAGGAGGAGTCCGCGAGCGGGCGCAAGCGTTGGATGTATTACTCCTCGAAAAAAGAAGCTTAAGAGCCCTTTCAGACGGACTGAGATTTTTGTCCTAGACGGGCCAAAGCCAGAACCCCCAGGGGTGAACCCAGGAACCCCTTCTCCAACATCAGCATCAAAATTTTTCGAATGGCGAAGGGGATCTGGTTTTCCGAGATCTGTGAACCGCGGTTTCAAACTCCTTGACAAGATGTTGGGGATTATATATAACGCGCGCGGTCAATATAACGCGCGTCGCGCGCGAGGGCTGCCAGATTCAGGATCAGCAGCCTTCCCTGGGCTACGGGGTTTGGTAAGCCTGGGGAGTTGCTGATCCTGAACATACCAAAAGAGATGTGTGATCAGTTTATAACTACCCCTTGACTACAGGTTCCTGGGATATTATAATAACTGGGACGGACGCGGACGGCCCGCGACGGACTAGGAGGTACGAGAAGTTGGTTACGACCCGCCGGCATTACTCATGGGGGCAGATCTTCTGGAGTTCCCCCACTACTTCCCGCTGGGGCCTCTTCCACTACGGACAGGGTTGGGTTCTCCGCCTTGGACGGATCGGCCTCCACATCAAGTGAGCCGACCCGCTTCGCTCCGCTCGACTTCATCCCCCTTTGTCCGCCGCCGCGAAAAGGCTGGTAGTCAAAAGCTGGGGATCGACATGGAGAGGATCGACCTCTCCTTCAACCATCAGGCTCGGGCAGAGGAGAACATCGAGACACTCCGCTACCTCCGATCTCAACTCCAACTCGCCGAGCAGAACGGGCGGTACTCAAAAGCCCGAAAGCTCCGCCGAGAAATCAACCAAGCACTGGAGGAGGGCCTCTACCTAACACACAGCTTCTGCGGCGGATGCCTCAACGTTCTACACAATTGCCACTGCGGCTAGGAGGTACTTCATGGTTACGACCTACATCTGGACTACGACATCCCCTCGGCAGGGACGGCAGTCCGTGATGCTCCAAGGTGGAGATTCCCTTCAGGTTCGCCTCACCCGCGAACAGGTGGAGGAGCTCATCCTATCGGCCAACATCAAGCGCCTGGTCGATCTGGGCAATGGGCTGATCGGCCTCGTCACTTCTCAGGCTCGGTACGTCTTCCAGATGGAAGGCTAGGAGGTACTTCATGACAAACATGGTAAGCCCGAACGATCTTCTGTCGTTTGCCAAGGCAGAGATGATCGACGGCCGTGAACCATCCACCCGGGATGACTGGATGAGGGTTGTCAACTGCATCGCCGCGAACCTGGCGCCCGAGGCAGCTCAGCCTGCCATGCGCGTGATCGCGATGATCTACGACATCCCCCTTTCCGCAGAGACGATCGAGAAGATCGTCGACTTCCAGATCGAGAGGAAGAAGTGAGCATCCGCGTCTATCCCGAGTACAACGGCCTGGTTTCCGTCAACCCTCTCGAGGAAACGGGCATCAGCCACGACGAGATCAGCTACGACGACCGCCTCTACTGGACATCCAAGCTCATCAAACGGATCGTCCGCTTCCGGGTTCTCACCGACCCAGGCTTCCCGATGTACGACATCTCGTATTGCTACGCCGAGCGGATCGACGGGAAGATCATCCCGGTCCAACTGCCCTTCCACCAGCTCACCAAGAAGTTCTGGAAGACCGAGCTCTACAACTACGCGAAGGCAGATGGGGTGAACGCCAAGCGGCTCGGCTTCTTCGACCCTCTCGTCTTCAGCACTGTGTACTAGGAGGTACGGCCTGTGGTTATGGCAGCTCGCGGCTACAAGACGAAGAAGGAGTTGAAGGAGGCAGTCGGAAAGGAGCTCAGGTTCACGGAGACATCCGCATTCGGATCCCAGTACCAGCCCAACGGCGTGAACAACCTCGTGGGACCGACCACCTCCGAGCGGAAGTGGTACGCAACCGTCATCTGCAAGGATGGCATCATCATCAAAGTGGTCTAGGAGGTAAGATGAACCGCAAGGCAAAGGCAATCATCCAGCGCGAACGTGCTCTGGCACATCAGAAGGCATGGGATCACATCCAGAAGCTCGTTTCCAAGAACCGCAACCGTCGGCGCAAGGCTCGGAAGGCTGAGAAGAATGTGCGGTAAGGAAGAAGACGGAGCTGGAGTCCCTGTGGAGGATCCCAACGATCCGCCTTGTTACCGCGTGAGTTGCTGGCCCCATCCCCGATCCAGCCACGGAACCAAGTTCGGTAGCTCTTGCCGAGACTGCCTCGCTATCGCCAAACCCATCCCGGTCGCAGTTCAGGTGGTAGCAGTTTGCGAAGGGTTCTTCTCCAAGAAGGATCAGGAAGAACTCGACTACGCCTACGACCACGGGCAGAGCTACCGTGACTACTAACATCGTCCGCGTCTTCACCGGGGGCATTGGATCCCAGGGTAGGGTCACGATCAGCATCGACCCCATTACCACCAAAACCTTCGACCGCCGGGGTGATGGCTCCTGGTATGCCTGGTGGATGTCGGTTTATGGAAACGGTTACGGGTTGCAGGAACCCGAGGAGGCAGATCCGGAACTTAGCGCACAGCTAGAGGCAGCATGGCTAGAAGCAAGAGGTAAGAAGTAATGCCCAGTCCGAAGCGACAACCCCGCCGCGGGGACAACATCCCTGACGTTTCCGCCTACAGCCACTACAACGAGGAAGCCTACTCGATGTGGTACGCGGAGAACAAATACGACATGGAACACGCCGACGAGATCCTCGAGCAGGATGAAGGCGATCCCTATCACGATGATCCGGATGAGGGAGAGTTCGAGGAAGAAGATGTCGAGTAGCCTCTACGAGAAGTGTACTTCCTGTGGGGGCAACCTCTGCTGGATGGACCAGAACTTCTACGACGAATGCCCTTGGTGCGGAGAGAAGTACGTGAACGAGAACCAGGTCCAGGCTAGAGCTCTGGCAGAGATCCAGGCGGATTGGATCAAAGAACACGAGGAAACGTTCGGGCAGCACTTCGGCCTCGTTGGCCCCGGAACCAGTGCCTGGAACAACTGCGTTATCTGCAACCCACCGCCCAGCCTCAGCGACATCCGAAGGCAGGATCTGGAGGATGAGATCGAGTTCGGGATGTTCTAGGCTCTGGAAGGGAATCACATCTGCCCATTGACAATAGGAACCTGGGATATTATAATATACTTGACGGGCGCGACCGCGACCCGCGGGACTAGGAGGTATGGGATGTACCACGTGGAATATCTACCAGAGCCGGGCCATCCGCTCTGCCGCCTCGCCGAGATCCGGATCTACCGGACATCTGCCGACCGCCGCCGAGCCCTCACCCAACTTCGCCGACTGCCTGGAGTTCACTGCACGGACTTCCTGGAAACCCACGGCCTCGCACTCCAGATCGGCCGCTGGCGCCACGGGCCGTTCCTCCCCACCCGTTCCATCATGGATCGCTAGGATGACCGAGTACAGCATCAACTTTGAGGCTTACTGCGCAGATAACCGTATCCACGAACTGCCCGGTATCCAGCCTTGCGAACAACAAGATCCCGATTCCGACAGCGAAGATTACAACCATACCGTGATCTTCACAGCCCCAAAGAGGTTCATCCGCGACTTTGAAACCTGGACAAGGTTGGTTGCCCAAGATGCCTGGGAGGTTGGAGGCGACGACACCTACTACGACTACTATCCAGGTAACTTCGACGCCGCCCGCGCAATCGCAAAGGCAGTTCCAGAAACTCGGGCAGCGGTTCGCTTCATGGAGGATTTTGCCATTGCCGTTCGCTATGGGGTAGCTGGGATCCTCGACGGCCTTGGGATCACCAATGATGAGGATGAAGCTATCCGCCGCTGGTCTAGCATCATGGGGCAGAAGCTCTTCGTCAACGCCCACGCGGTTGCGGATGACATGGCAGCACTTGGAGGGTTCTGGATGAATAACCATTCAACCACGGCCAAGTGGAAGAAGATTGACTCAGCCCTCGCCCGCAACCGTCACGCGAAGTTGATGGGCCTCTCCAAGGATCTACTGCCCTACTCCGAGAAGTGGCTTGACTACTTCCGCACTCACCCCAAGATGTAGGATGGAAATGGAACTGACGGAACAGCAAGCGACTACCTACGAGCAGATCAAAGCTCGCTACATCGAAGCTATCAACACAAGCTACGACGAGTTCGACACCCACCTCTCTGTGGCAGATCTATACGCCCCGGAATGCCAGGTTCTCCACATCATCGATCTGCGGGGCTACATCGACGTCTGGCTGCTCACCCTGGGATTGGGGGATGAAGGCGGACCAGCTTTCATCGACTGCCACGTTCGCGACAACCAGGTGATCTTCCTCGCCACCCACTTCGACACGGCGAGCTGGGAGATGTTCCGCCTCGACTATGCCAACAATCAGCCAGTCTGGTTCGGGAAGCAGGAGGCTAGATGAAGAAGGTTGAAGACCAAGCACTTCGACCAACTACCCTCGACGGGTACATCGGACAGAACCACATCAAGGAGCCCCTATCTGCAGCCCTAGAATCCGCCAAGGTTCGCGGGGCACCATTGCCACATGTGCTCTTGGCTGGACCACCGGGGTTGGGCAAGACAACTTTGGCATTGATCATCGCGAATACTTTGGGATGGAAGCTGGTGGACCTCATCGGTTCGACAGCTGGTCGACCAGGAGAACTCACTCAGAAGATCCTCCTATTCGACAAGCCCACCGTGTTCTTCATCGACGAGATCCACGCACTTCGCGTTCCTACACAGGAGGTACTCTATCCGGTTCTGGAGGATGGCAAACTTCTTTATCCATCCATCACTGGCGTTCGCACGGTAGAGATTCAGCCTCTGACGGTAATCGGAGCATCCACACACCTTGGGAAGCTGGCCCAACCCTTCATTGACAGGTTTCAGCTTCAATTCACTCTCGAGTTCTACGACGTTCACGAGCTCACCGAACTGGGGTCGATCTCAGCCAAGAAACTATCAATCGAGTTGGATGATTACAGCATGCAGCTCGTAGCCGAGAGGGCTCGAGGAACCCCGAGGTACATGAACAACAACCTCAAGTGGTTGAGGGACTTCGCCCTTTTCCGCGATCACACCGGGCCAATGGATGCGGACTTCGTCAAGCTCATTCTTTGGACAAAGTTGAAGATCGACCACATGGGGCTCACACCCATGGATCGCAACTATCTTCGCGCCCTAGCCGAGTACACAACTCCAATGGGGCTCGAGTCGATCGCAGCCAAGCTCAGGCAGCAGGAGGTAACACTAGAGAACAGCGTCGAACCCTTCCTTCTCTATTCTGGCCTGGTAGTGAGGATCCGCAACGGGCGGCAGATCACGGACCTCGGCCGCGAACATCTCGCTAGCCTTAGGAAGAAGAGGTAGATGAAGGCATACATCTCTTGCCACGATGAGAGGGATATTACATCCCTGGTTGGCCCCTTTGAAGATGGGGCTTGGGCACAGGCATGGCTGGAACAACATAACCACGACATCCCAGAGGATGAACCCGACAACTCGCCGAAGTGGGCAGATGTCGATCACTACTGCGTGAATATTCAAACTCTGGCTGGGGATATGCACGAACAGCATTTCGTGTTCTTCCTTCGCGGAGGCATCCACGAGCCGGGCTTTGATCCGGACACCCTACCGAGGGAAGAGTGATGGAGTACTTCATCATTATCAAGGGCATCCACTCGCGATCCATCGCGGAGGATATCACATTCCATCAGCTAAACCTGGAGGAAATGCCCATCGACGGGATCAGCATCCAGAAGGTTGGGTGGATGAGCGACTGGGGCTACACCCGCCTCATCATCGACTCCAATACCCTGGAACCCAGCGTGGTAGAAGGCAGGCTGAACGACTGGCTTACCCGCCGAACCCAGCCGCCGTTCCTTATGGGCGACCTCCTGTGGTGGACGCGAAGTGGAAGATAACGACTTCCCCTTTACCGTCATCACACCGGACGGAACCTTCAAAGGCAGATTGACACCGGAGGATGTACTAGAAGTGGCTACCACAGTCAACCTCGAGCCCGTGTACGAGAAGACGATCGAGTTCCTCCTTCAGGCAGTGGTCGACAATCAGCACGAGAAGCCCTACCTCGCCTTGTGGAGTGCAGTGGATCAAATCCGCTATCTCGTGCAAACCGACTTCCAGGCATACACCAGGGTTCTTGAGTGGCTCGCACGGAGGCAGGAAGCACAGCCCGACATTCAGGAGGATCAGCATCTCGAGGCCGATTATGAGGATCGGGGCGGTTATCCGGATCTGGATGCGGTGGATGACGGGTACTACAGCCCAGAATTGGATGGGTAGGGATTCACATCCACCCATTGACGGGCGGTTTTAGGTTTATTATAATAACTGGGACGGGGCGGACTGACCGCGCCCGACACCGGTTTATACCTAGGAGGCAGAACTAATGGGCAGCCAACCCAGGCCGTTCCTGGACTCGGAGGAGGTTCACGATCGACTCAAGATCTTGGGCTTCGAGTTCGAGAAGGAAGATGATCGTTACCCAATCGACAACCCGGCTGGCCGGTTGAAGTTCTCCGCCCTCATGGAGCTCATCGCCGGTGGCATCGCGGAATGGGCAGATGTCGAGGAGGAACCCGGCACTACCACCTTCGAGCAGATCAACAACGAGCTCAACGACTTCGCCCAAGAGTTCCTCATCGGATGAGCTACCTCGACGACGCCGACCACAGCTGGGAGCTCGAGGAGCTTCCGGAAGGGCCAAACGGAGGTCCGGATCTGGACTCCATGATCAAAGAGCTCGCCGACCGTGAGCTCTTCATCCCGGAGATCGATTTGATCCTTCAGGGCTACGAGGGGCTCAAAGCTCGCCACCCCAACGCTTCCCGTGCACAATGCCTTCACACATCCATGGTCTGGTACTTCGGATGACCGAGCTCGAGTTCGTTAGGGCAGCGGAACACTGGCCGAAGTGGCCGGTACTGCCGGTCATCAACCGCAAGGATCGCAGGGCTGGGTTCCTCTGGTCCGATCTGCCCGATGTCTTCATCGGCAACATCTACCGCTTGCCCACCGGAACCTTCGAGGCAGTTACCCAGGGCCTCGAGAAGATCGAGTATGCCTCCTTCGAGGCTATGCTTGAGGAATGGAGGGTGGATTGAACCGCAGGCTGGACAAGTTCTTGGGCTGGCTTGCCTGGCTATTCATCCTCCTCACCGTGATGTACTTGGGGGCTCACGTTCTAGCCTACATCATCATCCACCAGCAGAGGTAAGAAGTGGCAGACAAGGTTACGACTATGATCCGGCGAAGTTGGCCGGTTACGCGGGTTGGAGTAGTGGAGGAGGTGGTCAAGGAGGATGGTTCCATCCGGTTCCGAACATCAGTCCAGGATGCGGGTAGGGATCAGCCCTTCCTCGTCCGGTGGTTCAACGATCCCACACCGGCAGCTGACTTCCTCGACAAGGTTGAGGCAGGGAACATCCCAGACCCAAGGGGGTAAGAAGTGGCTTACGACCCGCTGGATCATCCAGCACCAATGGTCGATGAAGTAGATTACGAGGAGGATTACGTGGCAACAGCAACTCGCAAGACAGCACAGCCCGCCTTTGGCGCCGAGAACCAGGGTGAGAGCATCGTCATCTCGACGGTGGTCGACATCATCCATCCGTCACGAGATGGCACCGAGTCGATGGTGGCTGCCGCCTTCCTTCGCATGGGGCAGTACATCTCGGAGAACTTCGATGGGAACGGCCCCCTCGAGCTCGGGTTCGATTACGGCGGGCAGCACTTCGTTGCCATGGCCGGGATGGAGAGGTAGATGAGCCTCATCGCAGAGATCCGCAGGGGTCAGCACGACGAGGATCTGGATGATCTCCTCCTCGCCATCCAGGGTAGGAAGAAGTCTATTGGGGTTCGCAACTTCTCCGCGATCCCCGTCGGTTCCAAGGTACGCTTCGTGCCTACCATCCGCCCAACCTACCTGAGAGGGATGGAGGCGACGGTGGTGGGTAAGAAGGTCTCTAAGCTTATCGTCCGCCTCGACAGCCCTGTGGGAAGGTTCCGCGGGGACATCCGAGTGCCCGGTTCCCTCGTGGAGCCCGTAGAAGTGGAGGAGGGGTAGATTAGGAAGTAGCTCACAGAAGAAAGAGGTCGTTGACAAACCGCTTCAAGATCTATTATAATAGGTACGCAAGGTTGGACAGAAGTCCAACAGCACAGGAGGTCTCAGGTGGCAACACCCACGAAGAAGGCGACCAAGCCGACGGTCGTTCCCGATCCCGAGCCGTCCGAAGATGAGGACGATGATCTCGAGGAGCTGGACGAGGTCGAGGAGCTCGCCGAGGCTTCCGAGGCGGAGGCGCCGAAGAAGTCGAAGAAGGCCAAGGCAGCCAAGCCGGAGCGCCAGGGGCTCTCCACCAAGGATGCCGCAGCCCAGCTCGGGATCACGCCCGTTCGTCTCCGCCGGATCCTCCGCAGTGAGGATGGCGGGCACGCCGACAAGGAGTACACCCGGTACGACCTCACCCAGGAAGAGGTCGACCACATCCGGGAGCTGCTCCAGGCTGGCGCAACCGCAAAGGCGGAGAAGAAGCCCAAGGCGAAGAAGGCCAAGAAGGTCGAGGCAGACGCGACGGAAGTCACGGATGAGCTCGAGGAGCTGGCCGATCTTGCCGACGAGGACTCGGATGAGGCTTCGGATGAGGAGGTCGATGATCTCCTTGGCGAGGACTCGGATGACGAGGATGAGGAGGAGGACGAGGAGTAATCCTCTTCCGCTAACTCTCAAGGGCTGGGGATCTAATCATCCTCAGCCCTTTCTTTGTGTGTACATCATACACGAGGATCAGCAGCCAATCCCTGGGTAGAGGGGAAGCATGTGAGCTCATGGTTTCGAGCAGTTCCTCCAGGAAAGCATGGGGGGGTCGCCTCAAGATCAGCAGCTTTGGGCCGCCTCTTAGTCTACTTGCCCTATCCCTATGCCTCTTAGCCTGGGATCCATAATAAGCTTCATATAGCCGCTCAACGTAGATCTCCGCCCATAACACCAGGTTCCGCCTTCACACCTCCGCATCCCAACTACTTGCCGACCAAGAACAAGGATCAGGATCAGCAGCCGGGCAGGTTCCGCCCTGTGGCCGAGGGATGGATCCCTGGGCGGCCTGCAGAGGCTGATGCTGCGATGCTATGGAGTAGCATCAGGATCAGCAGCAGGATCAGCAGCAAGATCAGCATCAGCAGCACGAAACCCTTCGGGCTTTCTTATCAACTAGGTTGTTGGGGTTCCGTGAACCTCAGCAACTACTACGTTCGTACAATCACATATAAACCACCGTTTATATACGGCTGCAATCATTCACCTTAAGCGGATCCTCAGCATCAGGAGACAAAAAAAGTTGTCAAGGCCCCTTGAGAGAAGTTGTCAAGGCGACCTGCGCCCGAGTCGCAAGCGCGCTTGCGTGGGACAGTCAAGCGCGCCTGGCTCGTGTCAGCAAGGCGACCTGGAGGCGTGTCAGGACCAAAGTCAGGCACGCGGTCAGGCTTGACGGGCGTCCTGAGCGTCCTGTACGGTGCCCTCGCACCGGTCCGAATGCGACCGGGCTACAGGAGGGCAGTCATGCCCGCACAGACCTACTCCGCGAACGCGGTCGCGCTCCTCGTCACCAAGCGCGGCGTCAAGTGCGACGCCAAGCGCGTGCGCTCGTGGGCACGGGCCAACATGGCCCGGTTCAACAAGGCCACGCACGAGGACTACACCACGCACGCGTACACCGGCCCTGAGCGCGACCGCATCGTGGACGCGCTCGTCAAGCGGGCACGCGGTCAGGTCGCGACCGGGACGCCCGCACGGGCGTCAAGCGCGGCGCGTGGACGCGGTGCCGCCAAGTCCCCCACGAGCGCCCCCAAGCGCCCGCGCGGGACCGGGAGCGTGCCGCCCGCCCCCAAGTCCCCCGAAAGCATGGGGGAGGGCACCACGGGCGCCTGAGCGCCCCCTAGCGGCGGGGAGGACACCTAGAGTGTCCTCCCCGTACCAAGGGCCGCAAGCCGGTGTTGGTAGAACAGAAGATGTAAGTTGGTTTTCCGGAGATGTGCTCTAAGGGCGGCAGGCCAGACTGGGGACTGTCCCTGGGATTGTCACGTGGCGATGCGTGATGGGGTATAGGCATCTCTGGACCCCCATAGTGGTCTATAGACTTAGTCGTGACTAATGTGAACACCGCCGGGAATCTTTTACCCTAAGAAGTAGATGGTTGGATGCGAAAGAAATAGCATTCCGGCCTGTGGGTTCAATCCTCAGCTTCCCGGAATCTCGAATGGCTGGTAGATGCTGTAGGGAAGCTGTTGATGCTGAGGGGAAGCCACCTGAAGTGATTGATGTAGAGCTCTTCCCCCCGTTGAACTAGGGAACTTGGCTACCCTTGACAGGTACCACAAGATGTTATATGATGGTATCTGTAGCTGAGGCTTCGCCTCCCACCAGGCAGCCCAGGGTTCAACAGCCACCCTCCATCCAATTGGGGGGAAGAGCTTAGAACTCCAAACTTCCAGGCTACGGGTTTCAAACCTCTCCTGGGATGAGCATCGTTCTCTTCCCCCGGTAGGCCATGAGGGTAGCTGATGTTCCCAGCTGCAAACAACATCCACCCACCAGTGAAACAGGGGAAGAGTATTGCTGCCAAACTACAGCAAGCTCTTCCCTATGATGAGCCTAGGGTGGCTCTCGATTGCGGCCACAATCCATACTACAGCATCCAGTTCTATCCAGAACAGCCGCTGTTGTGCGGACTTTGCTTCTTCCGCGAGGGTGTAGAAGGGGAAATCCCCAGCCGCATCCATCAGTTCAAGACACTTGCAGAGAACGGGAACCCCGAAACTATGCCGAAGATGGTCAGCCATCTTCACGTAGTTATGGGTTTGAAGCCGCCCCAGCCGGGTGAAAGTCTCACAACTTACCGGCAACGCCGAAACCTCCTTACGCGCGAGCAGTATACCGCGCGAAGCCCGCTGGAAGGCCACAAGCTTTTCCAGATGACTAGGGTCGAACGATACAGTTCCCCAGCACCGGGCTTGTTTCCAGTCACCTCTGCCCTGTGGAAGTTGATGGGATATCAGCCCCCACTGGGAATGGTACTGATCGAGGGGGTCTACGGCAGAACAGAACGAGACATAGCTTCCAAGCTTGACGTATCTGTTCTCAACATCTACGTCAGGATGGCGAAGGCTATCCGGATTGGCATGGGGTTCATTCCAGATGGTGGCAAGAGATCTCGTTCATCTTCCCGAAGACGCGGGACCGGGCGACCGGAAGAGGCTGGAAGCTACGAATCGGGGGCTGACGATCCTGAATCCGAAGGGTAAAACCCTCGATGATGTTCAGGAAGAGATGATCATCAAGAAGCCTCGGCTTCGATATGCTGCGATGCGAGCGCATATGGAGATGGCTTCTCAGGCACTGGCTGTGGGAGCAACTCAGAAGCTCGCCGCGCAGTATGCTGGTGTCAGCGCCAGACAGATCAAGAAGTACATGCAAGACCCGGACTTCAGAGCCCGGATCGAGGAACACCGCGCAGCAACTACCTCAAAGATCAAGGGCAAGATCGTTCGTGAACTTGATCGGCGCACCAACGGCGCGGCTATCAAGAACATGGAGCTCTTGGATCTGCTTCGGATCATGGATCGGTTGACCGTCGGCGGCAAGGGGATGGCGGTTACCGTCGAGGGCGACATCAATGTCAACAACAAGTACGAGAATATCCTCGCCGCGCTCTTCGCTCCTAACACCGGATCGGATGGCGGCGATTTTCCGGAGTACGGGCCTTCAGACGTTCTCGTACCAGGCACAAGTTCACCGCTCGACGGCTAGGTTCCGAGTTGTCAACGGTGGCCGGCGGATTGGGAAGTCGGTCCTGGGAGGACGAGAAGGCTTCTGCCAGATCGTAATTCCTGGTTCTTACGTCTGGATCGTTGGTCCGACGATGGACCTCGCGGAGAAAGAGTTCCGCGTCCTCTGGAACCTCGCCGTGAACAAGGACCTCGTCCCGGTTCGAAGGAAGTCGGAACGTGAGCTCTTTATTCAGTTCGAGAACGGTTCGATGGTTGAATGCCGGTCCGAGGAGAACCCTGACCAGCTCATCGGAGAGGGTCTCGATCTCGTCATCCTTGCAGAGGCTGCTCGCCTCAAGGAACGAACCTGGCATCAGTATATTCGACCTGCTCTGGCAGATCGACAAGGTCGAGCACTATTCAGCAGCACTCCGCGCGGGTTCAACTGGTTCCATGAGTTCTACCTCAAAGGACAGGACAACTCGAACCCCGACCACGCGTGGTGGGAGAGCTGGACGATCCCGTCGCGGATGAACCCGATCCTTCCCGCGGAGGAGATCGAGGAAGCACGTCGAAACTCTTCGCCGGAGGCCTTCGCACAGGAATGGGAGGCCAAGTTCATCGCATACGGTGGGCTGGTATTCCCCGAGTTCGACTCCGACGTTCACGTTCGGTCCCACAACTACAGCCCGCTCCTTCGCACGTCCCTGTGGGTCGATCCAGGTTCTGCGGCTCCTTACTGCGTTCTTCTGGTGCAGATCACTCCCACAGAGGAAGTCCACGTTCTGGACGAGATCTACCGGACTCAGCATACGACTTCTGAAATCATCCGACTTGCTGAAGATAAGTGGGGACCATACATCCTCAACGACTTCGGCAATCCCCGGGAGGAAATCGATGTCGTCGTCGACCGGGCAGCGGCTGAAGCAGTTGCTACTTGGCGACTTCGGGGCTATCGGACGAGAACAGAGAAGCCGACAACGATCCGACGCGGCCTTGAAGTTCATCACATGTTCCTCCGCGATCCGATCAGGTCAGTCGGCGCGGACATCGTCCCGCGGATCACCTATGATCCACGTTGCAAGAATTGCATCAAAGAGCACGGGCTCTACCACTATCCAGATACGATTCGTCAAAGGATCGAGGTAAACTCGTCCGAGAACCCGGTTGATGTGGACAACCACACAATCGACGCCGTTCGCTACGGCTACTACAACTACTTCCCAGAGCTGTTCAACGAGGAGCGAAAGGCAGTGACTCTGGAGACGATGTCCTGGGATGACATGATCCCGGACATGTCTGCACGGGTATCACTCGGACTGGATTGACTGCCGAGTACCACCGGAGATGGCGAACAGCCCACCCGGAGTACTTGGAACGACAGAATCAACTTCGACGAGAACGCCGCTCTAAGAACGGTCGAGAGGATAGGGCGAAAGAATACGCCCGACGACCATCCAGAGCGCGACCTAGGCTACAGCTTCTGTTTCCCCATCTGCAACGTGGAACGGCCATGAGCTTCTGGGAAGACGAACTACGGATGGATCTGGAGCAAGAACGTCATCTGGCGATTCTTGAGGGCAAGGATCCCGTTGAAGCGTGTGATGAGTACGCTTTCCGTGAGAAGCAGTGGTACGCGCTCTGTGGGACACCTTTGAACTCAGATATCCTGAGGTCCTCATGAACCAGGTTCAGCTTGCGATTGCACGAGTCACCGGACTCGAAGATGTATTCGAGCAGACACAGGTCCAGATCAGTGAGCTCAGCGATGCGTATGAGCACATCTACTCGGACAATCAGATGCTTCAGCGGACGCTGGAGGACATCGACTACCTGAACCTGTACGACCTCGGCGGGATCAAGGAAGTTCTTCCTGGTCTAAACCGCGAGGAGACTCTTCAGCGACTTCGCCGAATGCGGCATGACAATCCGCTCGCGAAGCAGTCCGTCAAGCTGATCATCCGGTTCACGCTGGGCAAGGGAGTTCAGTGGGTTCTGGCGCCTGAGAACCCGGTTGATATGGGCGCGGCAGTGGATGCCGGGGCTTCGCCGCCACCTAAGCCTGGGCAGGACCCGGAGAACCCAGATCAGGCTCCGCCCACCAACAGGCCGCTGCCGACCAAGTTCGTGCAGATCCCCCGTCGCGCGCGTGCACCGGAATCCATCATGCCGTTCCCTGGTGCAGTAGATCCGAAGGCGGATGAGAGGGACGATGCGGATGAGTACGGGCCGGATGGGAAGACTTCGGCGGAGCCCGGAGATGATGTCCCCGACCCCATTCGCGACATCATCGAAGCCTTCTGGAACGATGCAGACAACCGGTTGATCCTCACGTCCCACAGAGCGATGCAGGAGATGCTGGATGATGTAGTCACCGATGGTGAGAAGTTCTACGCCTGCTTCGCGGATAAGGCTGATCCCTATCTCAAGGTGACGGAAATCCCCATCACTGAGATCGATGGGATCATCTACAACCCCGACAATCGAGTTGAACCCGTCCTGTACCGTCGCAAGTTCCAGAACTTGATCTACGACGGAACTAACGACATGTACAAGCCTGATGGACAGCCTCAGGTCAAGTACTACCTGGACTACCGGATTACCGACGAGAAGTGGAACGAGATCAAGAAGAAGATCCGTATTCCCGCAAAGAAGCTGGAAACGGAGAAGAAGGTCCGCCACGTCTACGTCAACCCCATCTGGACCAAGAATGGGCGGCGAGGGGTTAGTGAGCTTTACGCCAGTCGAGAGTGGTTCCGGGTCTTCCGTGAGTTCATGGAGGGTCGGGCTGCTATCAACCAAGCTGCCCAGGCCATCTCCTACAAGCGGAAGATCAAGGGTGGCCCAACCGCAGTAGCTTCCTTCGGTGGGAAGTTCGGCGGGCTCCCTGTGGGGAACAGTTCTGGGACCGAGACGCAGAAGCTTACTCGTCCGCTTCCTGGGGCAACCTATGATTCGAACGAGGCCGTCGACATCGAGTGGATGAAGACGGACACCGGAGCTGCGGGAGCAGCCCAGGATGCGAAGATGCTCCTGACAACCGGTGGAGCTGGCGTCGGTACGATGGCCCACTACTTCGGTGAAGGTGGGGACGCTAACCTCGCAACTGCCCAGTCGATGGAACTTCCGATGGTGAAGACCTTCGAGGACTGGCAGCAGTGGATCGAGGAAGAGTACGACGAGTGGGTTCGGTACGTCCTCACAACCGCGATCGGGACTGAGGACAAGAAGCTCGTCGATGAGGCACTAGCTCGCCTCGGGTGGACGTTCCCGCCGATCATCTCTCAGGACGTTGTGAAGTTCACCACATCCTGGGCTCAGATCGTTCGTGACATCGCTCCTAACAACATGATCGTCAAGAGGGAGGCCATCCGCGGTGCCCTCTCGATCATGAGCGTGCCCAACCTCGATGGCATCATGCCTGAGATCGAGGCACAGATGATCCATGCTGAGCAGCTCAGAATTGAGCAGCAACGCAACTTGGCAGCTTCTTTGGGAGCAGCACCGGGAGCAACTGGTGTACCCCCTGGGATCGCCCCGAAGGTGCCGAATGAAGGCATGGATCCTAACATGAAGCACCTTGTCTCAGGCAAGGGTGAGAAGGCTGCCAATGGGCCGAAGTCAGCATGACTTTGGGGCGTTCCGCACTTCAGGTGCACCATACCTTCAAACTACAAGCGATACCTTTGGACTCGCTGACGCCGGGGAGCTTGAACGATCTTTCCTGGCTGTTGGGAGAGGTCTGCGACGTAACCTCATACACCTGGCTAATCGTGCGGGATCCGGTGCTATTAGTGTTTCAAGATTCACTAACGACGCCACCGGATTTGTTTTTCGAGCCTACTACCAAGCTTATTCACTAGGAGCTATCTCGGTCTTCCCGTTCTACACGATGACGGATCGAGACGTGAATATCCTGAATGATGAGCTCACCGAGGAACGACGCTTCCTAAGAGCATTCGGTGAGGACCTCGTCACAAACGAGCTCGTTCTAGACCCAATCGCACGAACCAGGCTGTACCTGCTTGCCCTGAGGGGTATCTTCGAGCGGGGCCGCTTGGAGGCAATGCCACCTGGCCCTTACAGATGGCGACTGGGAATCACAGAGCACTGCGTCGAGTGCTATAGAGCATCACAGGAAGGCCCATACCAGAGGGATAGTACCTCGGGATTGGGTCTTCAACCCCTCCCAGGCGCTCCTGGTGATGGATCTGTCTGCCTCGGCCTCACCCGCTGTGGGTGCAGGATCGTGTTGGCTAACGGTAGCCCGTTGCCAAACGAGGAACTGGCTGATAGAATGCGAGGGTTGCTGCTGGAGGTCGTCTATGGCTCTCGAACCACTGCTGCAGGATCCACAACTGAATGAGGAGCAGATGACGCTCCGTAGTCAGTTCTTTTCTGCTACGGGGTACGGACCAAGCGATCTCCTCTCTCTGAACTACGAGATGAAGGAGTTCCTCACATCTAATGGAGGTCACTACCAGATCAAGGACGGGAACATCCAACATCTAGCCGGTCCCTCCCCGTTCCTTGAGGATCGCTGGGACTTCTAGGAGAACACAATGGCCGATGAGGAAACAACAGAGGCGCCGAAGAAGGCACCTGCTAACGCGACCGCCGTCTTCCTCAAGCTCTCGGGCTATGAGAAGGAAGATATCCTCGCTTCGAACGAGCGGACGCGAACCTTCGTCACCTCCAATGGTGGGAAGTACGTTCTGGGCAAGGGCGGCATCCGCACTCTGAAGGGTCCGGATTATCCCAACTTCGAGCCGACGGAGGGGTAGGGAGGGAAGATGCCGTTTGCTGGGTATGAGAACTTCGCTGCCTGTGTCAAGGCAAACAGCAGCAAGAAGGATCCTGACGCCTACTGCGCCACGATCATGAAGAACGTCGAGCACCCCGCGAAGGAGACGATCGACGTTCTCGAGGCCACATTCCACAAGGATGAGGCCACAGGGAAGATGACGGCTGATGTCGCCATCATCAAGGCGGGCCGCGCCAAGAACCCTCGGAACTACCGAGCATCAGCGCTGCAGAAGGCTGCCAAGGAAGGCATCTACAACGGCCTCCGAATGTTCGTTGACCACAGCGACAAGCCGCCGCTGAAGCGGGGCTACCGCGAGATGGTCTCCGCTGTAGAATCTACCCGCTGGGATCCAACCCTCGGTGACAAAGGTGGCATCCGCGGAACAGTGGAGTTCTTCGACGAGAAGTTCTTCGAGCAGACTCAGCGTGCTCAGAAGTACGTTGGGGTTTCTGCTGACCATCGGATCAAGGTCAACTACGTTCAGGAAGGTCAGAGGCAGATCGAGGATGTCCTCGAGATCGCTTACGCCCGCTCTGTGGACTGGGTTTTGTACCCTTCCGCTGGTGGTGAGATTCTCCAGTTCGCACGCGAGAGTGAAGGAGCAGAACAGGTGGAGTGGAACGACATCACGCTCGACGAGCTGAAGGCGAACGCGCCCCAGCTGGTCGCTCAGATCGAGGCTGGCGTGAAGCCGGCCACCGAGAGCGAGGACGACGATCCGCCGCCCGCTCAGGTCCTCACCGCCGAGCAGATCTCCGCCATGATCGCCAAGGGCGTTCAGGAGGGTATCCAGGCTCGCGATGAGAAGGACACGAAGCGTGCAGACGCTGCGAAGTCCATCCGCGAGTTCATCGCGAAGTCCGGCCTTCCCAATCGGGTGCAGGGTCGCCTCATCAACATGTTCAGCGATGCTCTCGAGTACGTCGAGGGCGATGTCCAGTCGGCCGTCGAAGATGCAAAGGAGGAGCTGAAGGAGCTTGGCGTTGGGCCGCGCATCACGGGTGAGGGGCCTTCCGGGGCTGCCGCAACCGGTGGGAAGCCCACCACGAAGTCTGCCCGTGAGGGCGTCGAGTCCGTTTTCGGAGTCGAGAAGAAGCCGGCCGAAACAGCTGGCGCAACGGCCTAGCCACTAGAGAAGCTTCAAGGAGCTAACAGATGGCCCGCACTTTCATCGGCGCCGGTCGCCGCCGGAGCTGGGTTCCCACGCTCTATCACCGGGCAGGGGATCTGGTCTACCATCAGGGGTTCTTCGGGGTTAGCAACGACGACGCTGCTATCTCCTCGAACCCCACCACGTTCGATCGCCCGTTCGTCCAGATTCTGGACGGCGTTTGGGATCTGCCGCAGATCTTCCAGGGTGCTAACATCCCCGCCGGCAAGCTCGTGTTCGCTGCACCGAGCCTCACGGCTACCTCGCTTACCCTCTTCCCCGGGATTTCCGTCCCTTCTGGTGCCGTCGCAATCGGCCGCCTGATGGCGACCTACGTGAACGGTGCTTCCTACGCTCGGGTCGTCCTGTTCGGCCCGGAGAACCAGCACACGGTCGGAGGGTAACGTGCCGAATTCGATGGGGCTTGCAGACGGCAAGCACGTCCGGCTCTACGACGCGTATCTCGACGCGCTCGAGAGCGGGGAACCGTTCGAGATCGATGGCCAGGAGGCCATCAGCCTCAACGACTTCCCCACCTATCTGTCGAAGCTGGTTCGCCACCGCTTCCTGACTCGTTTCAACGAGATCCAGGGCGTCTGGCCGAGCTACACCCGGCAGATGGACCTGGAAGACTTCGAGGAGTCCACCTCGAGCCGCTTCGGCCGGTTTGCCGACATCCCGGAGCGCGGCCTCGGTGGGCCGTACGATCAGATGGCGATCCGGGAATTCGACAACGAGAAGATCCGCGTGAAGGAATGGGGGGCGGGATTCTCCGTCACCCGGCAGATGATCATCACCGATCGTCTGAACAAGATCGCGGAGCTCCCGGGCCTCCTCGCTGAGGCTCTCGCCCGGACGATGTCGAAGAAGGCCGCGATCACGTGCCTCGCTGCCAACCCGACGATGTATGATGGCAACGCCCTCATCAGCGCCGGCCATGGCAACATCGTCACCACGGCACTGGCTGCCACGACCACCGGTCGCGACAACCTGAAGACGCTGGACCTCAAGTTCGACGACTTCACCGACGACGAGGGCTACCAGATCGTCACCCCCGGCGGGCGCACTCTCCTGATCCCGACCGAGCTGCGCTTCGTGGCTCGTGCGATCAACGAGAACGAGCTCCTGCCGAACGGCGCTTCCGCTCTGGAGGCGAACGACGTCAAGGGGATCTTCGACAACATCATCATCGAGCCGTTCTTCACGGACCCGAGCGACTACTACGTCCTCTCCGATCCGACGGGTGCCCTTTCGCCGATCGCGTACATCACGCTCAACGGCGTCACCACCCCGTTCATCGGCCTGAAGGACCCGGGTGTTCGCGCCGTCCTCGGTGGGAACGACCCGTATTCGTTCGACTTCGACGAGATCGCCTACAAGCTGCGTCACGACTTCCACTTCAAGCCCATCGAGTGGCGCGGGATCGTCGGCGCAATCGGCGTCGCGTAGGAATCCAACGCGGGGAAACCCGCTAACCGTGCCCTGTGGGCACTAGAAAGGAATGGCGGCGGCATGTTCAAGATCTCCCTCGGGATGATCGTCAAGAACGAAGGTCGAACCCTGGAGGCTTGCCTTCTGTCTGTGGCTCCCCACGTAGATGAGATCGTAATCGGTCTCGGTGGGGAGTCCACAGACGATACAGAAGACATCATCAGGAGGTTCGTCGCGGCTGGTGCCCCGATCACGACCTTCCCCATCACCTGGACCGATGACTTCTCGGAGGCGAGAAATCAGGTTCTGGAACGCGTCACAGGGGATTACTTCCTGTGGCTGGATGGCGACGATGAGTTGATCGGAGGGGACATCCTTCGGCAACTCATCGTCACCAACCCCAACATCGATGCTTTCTACGCTGGGTACGACTACGCCCGTGATGAGCACGGCAACTGCGTCTGCTATCTGATCCGTGAGCGCTTGGTTCGTCTTCAAGACGAGCTACCTGGGAAGGGCTGGCACTGGATTGGAAAGGTTCACGAGGTTCTCGTCCCACAGGGCTTCACTCCGGACGGCAAGATGGCTGATGGCGTCGTCGTCAAACATCACAAGCCGGCCAACAAGCACGAGCCCGAGCGAAACATCAAGATCCTCTACAAGCAGCTCGAGGAGTCCGAGCCCAACCCCGATCCCAGGGTTCTTGGATACCTCTGCACAGAGAATGCCGGGCGAGGCAACGTAGCAGAGGCGATCCTCCACGGTCAGCGGTTCATCAAGCTGTCCGGGTGGGAAGATGAGAAGTACCAGATGCAGCACCGCATCGCCGACATGTATCGAGCGATGGGTGACTTCCGGAAGTCTATGATTGCCGACATGGCAGCGATCGAGATCCAGCCCTCATGGCCGGATGCTTGGTACGGACTGGCTGAGACACATCTGGCGCTGAACAATCCCAGGGCCACGATCGAGTACACGAAGGCGGGAGCCACGAAGGAACCGCCTCAGACGATGCTAATCGTCAATCCACTTGATTACGGATTCCACCCCGCTGTGGTTCTCGCGGGCGCGTATGCTCGCCTGAATGATCATGAGATGGCTCTGGCCAACTATCACAAGGCGTTGGCTATCGAGCCGTCCCCGGAGATCCAGCACCTGATCACATTGCTTGAGAACGAAGTCAAGCTGCAGACGGTAGTCCAGAACTTCCTCGCACTCCGAGAGCACCTCGGTCGAAATGATGAGTGGCTCAAGGCGCGGAAGTTGTTCGACGCCTTGCCCAAGCACATCGAGCAGCACCCAGCGATCATGGAAGCCCGGGAACGCACTATGTTCCAGACTTCCCACATCGATGATCCTCAGGTCATGATCGACTTCTATACCGGTAATCCCCACTGGGAGCCGATGAAGGACGAGATGATCTGGTCGGAAACTTGGTTGAACTATCCTCGGTTCAAGTTTGCACTTGATACAGCCAAGAGGATCGGGGCTAAGAATGTCATCGACTGGGGTTGTTCTGACGGTTTCATTGCCCTTCCCTTGGCAGGTGAGCTGGGAATTCACGCAACTGGCTACGACCTTGATCCTCGCTGCGTGGAGCTTGCGAGTAAACGAGCTGCCGAACGAGGAATTGACGCTCGATTTGAAGTCGGCAACGTTGACGAAATCGATAGATGGGAAGTCGATAGAGCTGACCTTGCAGTCTTCTTTGAAGTTATCGAGCACGTAGTCGATCCAGCTGCCACGCTCGAGCGACTGGAGAAGACTGCCAAGCACATCATAATGACTACGCCATACATGAGCTGGGAGAACGGCAACGTCCCTGCTTGGGATCGACTGGAACCAAAGGGCCATCTTCGGATCTTCGATCAGTACGACCTCGAGAAGCTCATGTTCCCGCGCGGGAAGATCCACAATCTGTATCGCCAGCCTTGGGGGAATGGGGGATGGCTCTTCGCCGAGTACGAGCCTGGTGCTGCTCAGCATCGTGGCACAATCATGATTGGCGCGCTGGGAAGTCCGGAAACCTGGAATCCTCGGAAGTTTGAGACTGGTGGCCTGGGTGGATCAGAAACAGCCGTCATCAAGATGGCTGAGTCTTTCTCGAAACTGGGCTTTGATCCAATCGTATATTCCAGCATCGACGAGCCCGGCTATTACAACGGGGCTTGCTATCGAGATATGGATTCCTTCCGACCACAGGAAGAGTCCGACCTCTACATTGCTTGGCGATCACCAGAAGCTGCCGATTGGCCGCTCCACACGAAGCGCCTTGTCCTGTGGATGCACGATACCGACGCGGGCGATCGATTGACCGAGGTTCGCGCCAGCAGGTTCGATGCTATCGTAGTTCTGACCGAGTGGCATAAGAGCTACATGCTGCAGCGATATCCTTTCTTGAGGACTGAGCAACTGGTCGTCATCGGGAACGGCGTTGATACCAGTCGTTTCTGTGCCCCGGTGGAGCGGAACCCCAAGAAGGTCATCTACTCCTCATCGCCTGATCGTGGACTAGATATCATCTTGCAGAAGATCTGGCCGGAGGTCGTGAAGGTTGAACCCGACGCGGAGCTCCATATCTACTATGGATGGGAGAACTTCGATAGGTTCATGCCGCAGTACCCGCACATGCAGCAGTTCAAACTGGGAGTTATGAACGCCCTGGTGAACACGATAGGAGTAGTTCAGCACGGGCGGGTCAATCAGGCTGAACTCGCCAAGGCGTTCCAGTCCTCCGCAGTTTGGCTCTACCCGACATACTTCACCGAGACTTACTGCATCACAGCCGTTGAAGCCCAGCTCGGTGGAGCAATCCCAGTTACGAACCGACTCGCGGGATTGGGTGAAACCGTCAAGGGTGGGGTATTCATCGACGGCGATGTCCATGATCCTGAGGTGCAAGCGAAGTACGTCAAGGCCACGATCGATCTCCTACAGCGGCCAGCCAAGGAGATGAAGACACTGCACAAGAAGATCATCTCGCACGCTCCCGCGCGTACGTGGGATGCAGTTGCCGAGCTCTGGGTCCAGCAACTGATGGAGAACTAAGGTGGCAGGTGTTCGCATTCAACATCCTGTAGCACGCAGCTGCCGGTTCACTGTGGTGGAGGGTGATCGTCCATATCGAAAACCATACCAGTGCACACCTCCCGACCTCGGGGGCTGCGGCAAGATCCATGTCTTCAAAGCCCATCACCTCAACCTAGACGACACCGGCGCCGTGATCATCGGTGATGAACTCTACAAGAAGCTCGCCAATCTGCTAGAAGTGAACGGCTTCCGAGTTGTCAACGAAGTGGTGAAGCCGCCCACGATGGGGATCGGGTTGGGACCACAAGTTGATGGGCGAGGTCAATGGGGCGACATCTCAATCGTCGAAGGAGTCATGAACCGTGGCTAACGCGATCTATACCGCCTTCCTGAACGGGATCCTTGGCGCCCATGCTACCAGGGTTGACCTTGATGCCGACACCATCAAGATCGCCTTGGTGGATGCGGGTTCTGGTGATGGTGCTCCGGATGCCGCCACTGACGACTTCTGGGATGATCAGGATGGCGGCCTGATTGGCACCGCATACACGCTTGCTGCGAAGACCGTCGGCACTGTGGCTGCAGGTGTTTTCGACAACACCACAGACCCCGCCCCCGCATTCACGGCTGTTTCTGGCGCGACCGTCGAGGATCTTGTCCTCTTCAAGGACACGGGTACGCCATCCACCTCGAACCTCATCGCCTACTGGGATACCGCCACTGGACTTCCGCTGACGCCGAACGGTGGCGACGTGAACCTGACGTTCAACGCCTCTGGTATCATCAAGGTTTGATGGGCGGGTGCCCCGCCACCCCTAGGGGGCACACTATGAAGTTGCAGAATATGGGCGGCTAGCATGGCCTTCCCGACCATTCCGACTTCTGCTGCGGGGCGTATCCTTTCAACGCTGGCTACGGCACCCGCTGGAACGCATACCTCACCAAACCTGTCGTCGCTGACAAAAAACAATGGCGATCTACTTATCGCCATTGTTATCATCTATGATGGTAACTCGACCAATGCTGAGTTCTCAGCATGGGGTGGTGGTTTCACCGAGTTCGGCGACTTCGCTGGCACAGCGACGATGGGCATCGGTGTGGCCTATAAGCGGTCGGATGGCACCGAAACTGGAACGTTTACGGTCACAACCGCTGATACCTCAAATAACGATAGTGCGTTCATCCTCCTGTCAATCCCAGGTGCACACCTTACTACGGCTCCAGAAGCTGGTTCATTCGCTACAGGCACAGGTGCTGCCAACCCCGCTTCGTTTGATCCCTCGTGGGGCACGGAAGACACGCTTTGGATCGCGGTTGCTGGTAGTGGTGAAACCTCAACCACCGGTTCCTATACCGGTCTTACCTCGGCCCCGACCAACTTCGGTGACTACTTCAACACCGGTATTAGTGCAGATGCTGTAGGTGGTGTCGAGGGCGCGGTCGCCTTCCGCCAGCAGAACGCGGCGACTCAAGATGTTGGTGCTTTCACCGGTGATACTAGCAATGCTCGTGATGCTGCGCTTGTTATCGCCATTCGGCCTGATCTTACACAATCCGTTACCCTTGACCTCATCGACTCGGGGTCCGCGATCTACGCACCAACAGTCATTCAAGACCAGTTCATTGATCTTGGACTGATTGATGCAGGCTCTGCGATCTATGCGCCAACGCTCAGTGCCGCTGCTCAGACCGTCACCCTTGGGTTGATCCAGTCTGGTGGTACGGTCGGGCTCTCCTACGATAGCCTTGTCGCCTCTGATGCTCCTGTGGCGTACTATCGCCTTGGAGAGCCGTCGGGGTCGGTCATCGACCAGATGGGGGGTACTTCCGGTTCTGCCGTTGGTGGCATAACTCGGGATGTTACCGGTGCATTGGTTTCAGGTGATGATGGCGCCATAACACTGGATGGAGTCGACGGTGAGGTCACCGTTGCTCATCATGCTGCTCTCAATACCGGCGATGTCTTTACGCTTGAAGCTTGGATCAAGCGAGCTGCACTGGGGGTGGGTGCTGATAGTTACATCTTCTCCAAAGGAGATGGTAACTATCGTCTGGGCTTCAACAATGATGGTGTTGAGATTGCCCAGAAGGCTGTCGCGATCATCGCTATCTCGACGGTTCAGATCAGTGATACAACAACGTGGCATCACATTGTCTGGACCAAGAATGGCGCGACAAGTAAGATCTACATCGATGGTATCGATCGGACCGGCACCGTCACCAACCAGACGATCAGCGATACTTCCGACACTCTGGAGATTGGTAACAGTAACGGAGGATTCTTCGAGGGCTCCGTTGATGAGGCCGCGATCTATGATTACGCCCTCACTTCCGGTCAGGTACGAGCTCACTACCACCTAGGTAGCGCGGATTATTACGCTTCAGTTGTTGCTGCGGACTCGCCCGTCGCTCACTACCGCATGGATGGCGACGTCATCAACGTCGTCACCGGCCACAACAACGGTGCAGGATCGAACAGTCCGACCCAGGTTGCAGGACTTCTCAACAACTCGGATGATGGCGCGTACTCATTCAACGGACCAGATAGCGAGTTCGTTGACATCGGTGAAAGTCCCTACCCCTTCCCTACTGGTGATACAAGCCGTACGGTTGAGGCGTGGATTCAAACTTCCGCCGCCGGAGCTGACAACCCGATCTTCACCTATGGTGGCTACTCGGGTACACTTCGCACCTTCTTCACGATTATTATCTCCAGCGGGAACCAACTGTTCTGGACTGACTCGGTAACTTTCCAGGCGTTCGGTTCCGCGGGAGCGCTCAACGATGGTGAACTCCACCAAGTTATTCTCACATGGGATGGCACCAACCTCCGTGTCTACATCGACACGGTTGAGCAGTCAAACTCTCCACTAGCGCTTGGAGCTGCACTCGCTACTAGCACCGACAACGCTTGGATTGCTACCAACGGGTCGGCCTTTGCCACTGTAATCATTGACGAAGTTTCAGTTTACGCGACAGCTTTCTCTCCAGCTCAGATCGCCGAGCACTACGAAGCGGGTACTGCCACTGCGGGCGGTTCCGCCATCTATGCACCAATTGTTGTACAGAGCAACTCTACCATTCAACTTGGGCTGATCGACTCTGGATCAGCTATCTACGCGCCGACAGTTACAACCGTCAACACCATCTTACTGGACCTGATCGACTCGGGTTCAGCGATCTACGCTCCGACGGTCGTCGCCACCTACACAATCGCGCTTGGTCTGATCGATTCTGGATCAGCAATCTACGCACCAACTGTCATCAGCGATCAGTTCATCACTCTGGACTTGATCGACAGTGGTAGTGCCATCTACGCACCAAGCCTATCGCATACCATTGCGCTAGGATTGATCGATTCTGGTTCGGCAATCTATGCACCGAGCCTCTCGCCTACGATTGCACTTGGCCTGATCGATTCGGGATCAGCAATCTACGCGCTGACCGTTAGTACGGTCAACCTGATCTCGATTGGACTGGTAGATGCGACCAGTGCAATCTACGCCCCAACTGTTACCGCCGTCAATACGATCACTCTTGGTCTAATCGATTCTGGCTCGGCAATCTACGCACCGACTGTCATCAGTGACCAGTTTGTCACGCTGGATCTGATTGACAGCGGTAGTGCTATCTATTCGCCCACCGTCACGACCGGTGCCACGATCGTACTAGGTCTGATTGATTCAGGCAGCGCGATCTATGCACCAAGCCTCTCGCATACGATTGCACTAGGGCTCGTCACCAGTACCAGCGCAATCTATGCCCCATCCCTGTCGCACACGATTGCCCTAGGCGTCATCGACAGTGGCAGCGCAGTCTACGCACCGTCCCTGTCGCATACGATCTCGCTGGGAGTCATCGACTCTGGCTCAGCGATCTATGCGCCGACAGTAACCGCAAAGAACACCATCTCGCTGGGCTTGATCGACTCGGGCGCCGCGATCTACGCCCCCACCGTCGACCAGATCACAACTCTGACCGTCATTCTGCCACTGATTGATTCTGGCAGTGACATCTATGCACCGCTGTTGGCACAGGGCGGAGCCATCGACGTACCGCTGATCGACGCTGGATCAGCGACATACGCACCGACTCTTGTTACTAAGTATGAGATCACCCTTGGGCTGATCGACGGGGCAAACGCGATCTACGCGCCAGCCCTCACGACACTCAACGTGATCACCCTGGGGCTGATTGACTCAGGATCAGAGACATATGCCCCGTCTGTGGGATTTACGATTTCGCTTGGGCGGATCGATAGCACAGCAGAGGCATACGCGCCTAGTCTTCAGCAGATTGGTTCCATCACGCTTGGCCTGATTGATAGTGGCCCAGCTATCTACGCAGTAACCCTCTACTTCAGCCAAGCTGGTTGGAAATGGGTCAATAGTTCTCAGGCGATGGCTAGACCGAGAGAACAGGGTTGGCCAGAACTTCAAGAAGGCTATGCTAGACCTCGCAAGAACCATGGTGAGAACTGATGAGCATTACTGACATCGAAGCAGTTCGGCTCAAGGCGGCCGATCGGAGTTCTATCACCCGCGAGGTAGCAGTTGGTGACGCCGAAGCTACTACCTACAAGCTTGGTCATGAAGCGATCTTGACATCACCGGATGTTGAAGTTCGTCTCAACGGGGCACTGCAGGTTGGCACCTACACGGTAGATTACGCCTATGGTGTCATCACCTTCTCCGCCGCACCAGGCTTGAATGTTCAGATTGAGTTCACCTACTACTGGAGCGTCTTCACGGATGTCGAGATCCAGTACCTCCTCGACGACTCGGGAGGGAACGTCACAATCGCCTCAGCGAAGGTTCTCCTCGCCACAGCAGCAGATGCAGCCCGGATCGCCAAGCGACAATCTCTGGCAGGTGGAGGTGGATTGGGCGCGGTCACTATCGACACTTCCGTTGCAGCGCGTGAGCTCCGAGCTTCCGCGAAGGCGCTAGTGGAGATGGAGAACGACATCAGTGGCGCCATCCCGGCGGAGGGCCTGACTGAGATCAACTGGACCGAGTTCAACTACCACATGGGAGTCGAGCAGTCGGTGATTCGGGGTAACTGATGTACCACGAGGAAATCGGCAAGATCACCTCAGAACATCTCCGCTCTCACATCGGGTCATACCTGAATGAGCTGGAGATTCGCTACGCTGACGGAGTGAAGCTCACACTTCCCAAGTCAATCGAATATGCGAACCTTGTCGGTGGCGTCTACAACGCAGAGTTGAACGCCATGCCAGCCTACGCCGTAGATGTCACCGACAAGCAGTTCAGCGGGATCAGCGACGCGGGCCTGTGGGAGTATCTCTACAACGGACACATCGCAGCCATCATCTCCGGTGGCAGTGAAGTTGCTGTCAACACGATCGTCAAGCGGCACGAACAGGCTTGCGAGATGTTCGTCAAGCGTCACCAATTCATGCACAAGTTGCAGGATCAAACACAGGCCCAGGTAGCCGGCAATGACTTCTCCATCATGGAGATGGGTTTCGTAGACGCGGCGTTCTCTGGAGCTGAGGAAGTTCCACAAGGCGACAACAAGTACGTCTGGGTCGCGGGGTTCCGGATCACGTTGGTCTGGATCCTGAGCGAGGATGGACCGAGCCAGCATGCCTAGCGTCGGTGGTCAGATCCGCGTCTATGGTATCCCCGGTACGCTTACCAAGCTCGGTAACATCCGCCGTGAGCCACAGAGAGCGATGAGGGCGGCTGCCGTTGATCGTGGTGCCATCTCGGTGGCTAGGTTCCAGACAGAACTGACCGCTGAGTACCAGAGCGAGTGGGCAACTGGTCAGATTGCCAGAAGCATGCGGGCCAAGGTCAAGAATGAACGAGATGGGGTAAGTATTCAGTTCACGGCCCGCAGCGGTGCTCGGGATCACCTGCAATACATCACAGCCGCCGTCCCTGGTGGTTTCAACAAGTTCCCAGTTGTCCCCTTCGAGATTGTGCCAGTAGCTTCCAAGCTATTGCACATTCGGTTCCCGGGCCACGTCCGGAGGTTCATTCAAGACCCCACTACTGGTAGGCTGTCCGGAGCGAAGGGCGGACGCATCTTGGCTAAGAAAGTGTGGTGGGGCCACAAATCAGGAGGCTTCCATAGAGATGTTATCGTGGAGGTTGCGCAGTCGGAGGGCCAGAGCTTCGTAGCAGACATGATGGCCGCGGTTGCCGAATCGATCGCCAAAGCCACAAGATAGGAGAACACGGTGACCCAGCGTCAGATCCTTGAGAACAGCATCGATCTGCTCAAGACGCTTCGTGGTCCGGCCAAGATCCTGTATGCCGACGCCTCGATCGGGTTCCCCACCTTGATCGAGAACGTCATCAACCCGAGCACAGGCGCTCCGGGTGCAAGCTGGATCTCCTTCGGCCTGACGCGCGGCGGCATCAACGTCGTCAAGAATCTCGAGGTCACGCCTCGCGACGATGTCGACCAGATCCTCGGGGTTTACGACCAGGACATCACTGGTCGGGGCTACCAGATCACGACACAGCTTGCGGAGGTCTTCCGCGACTCATCCCAGCTCGCGATCGCCATGGATATGGCGGCCGCTTCTGTGGTGGGTACCCAGGCCACCCAGACGATCCGTGGACTGGATGACGGCGACAACAAGACGCAGGAGCGTCGCTGGGCTGTCGTCTATCCGCATTCCACCAACGGCAAGGTCACAGCATTCGTCTTCCGTCGCTCTGCGGTGGCTGGCGGTGAGAAGACCTTCCGCTTCGACAAGACCGATCCTGCGAGCCCGCCGTTCGAGCTCACGGTTCTGCCGGAGATCGCAACCACCATCGCCCCCGAGTACGCGTACGGCGCGTTCTTCGACCACAACGAGTACTAAACCCATGACTGAACGGCGGCAGGCGTTTCGTCGGGATCCGATCGAGGTAGAACTGGACAAGAATCTGGTCATCTCGGTCGGTCCCGTATCTTGGCTGAAGAGGAATGACTTCGGCAACGAGGTCATGAAGCAACACTCCTCGATCATCAACGATGCCATCTCTATCTTCACCGGCACCGGTGGGGATGATATGGTCACCCAGATTCAAGCGAAGTTCTCGGAGAAGTTCACCGAGCCCTACATCCTGCTGGAGCTCGGACTAGAGCCAGCGACCTTCGAACAGGTCAAGGCCATTGATCCCCTCTATGACAACCAGATCGTTGAGCTTCTGCTCGCTATCTGCGATGTCAACAAGATGGATCAGCTGAAGCCCCTCCTCGACCCAAACTTCCAAACCCCGACGACGAATGGTGGAACAACCTCGGCGGAGGGGGAAACAAGTACTCCGAAGATCGCATCTGGGCTCGACTCCTCATCGCCGGAGTTGACAACCGTACCATCGAGCGACTAACCTATCCTGAGCTTATGAACATCCTAGAGGAGCTGGAAACCTCCCTGTGGGATGGGAAGCTCTGGGATATGGCGATGAAGACACCCAATCCAGTGGAGTCCTACATGGAATCTCGCGGTGGATTGGATAACGAGCCACCTCCGGACATCGACTCACTCCCGAACAAGGATTGGCTGCGAGCGTGAGTTTCTCCACTAAGAATAACCCTAAGCTCGCTCAGAGCGGAGTTGCTCTTACATCCCTCGGCGCTGTAGGTGGCGCGCGAGGTACGGCTGCCGGTGGTCTTCGCATCCTGGTTGAGTTCCTGACGACCTACGATGAGAATGCCATCAAGGACCTCGAGAGTGATCTTGAGGACATTGAAACCAAGTCGAAGCTGCTAGCTAGTGAGGACGAGGCGCGGCAGAAGAAGCTTGCCGCAGTCAGGAAGCAGCTCCACAACGTTGACCTCAATCTTCGTAGTCGGGCAGATGCTGCGACCCGCAAGGAAATCCGTCTGCAGGATTCATTGCAGGGCACTCGCACCAAAACTGGCAAGGCCGCACTTGCAGCTTCCGAGAGGAACCTGCAGAGTCTGTTGAAGGCTCAGGGGTTCACCCGTCACGAGATTACCGACATCACGAACCGCTATAATCTGCGTAAGCAGGAAGCGGTCCTGGTCGATCGCATTGCCACAGCGGAAGAGAAGGCCCAAGCTCGTGCTCGTCAGGCGGCGAACACGCAGGGCCAACTGACTAAGATCCAGCAGGTGCGGGCCAACCTGGTTCCCAAGCTTTCTGGACTTGCCATTGGCGCGATCGGTGGTATCTTCGGTGGCGCGGTTCTGGGCCTTGGGTTCGCTGCAGCTGAGAAGGGTCTTGAACTTGTCGGTGACAAGATTCAGGATCTTATTGATCCCGCTCGGCATGCGAGAGAAGAAGTCCAAGGTCTAGCCAAAGCAATCAATGAGATTGCTAACCAGAAGAACATCACTCAACTGCAAGCTGCTGAAGAGTTTCTGAAGAAGTCTGGTGTTGATGTTACGCCCGGAACGCAGGGCGGAAATCTCGCCATTCTGCTTGCTGAGAATGCAGCTCGCCAGATCGCCATTGATCAGCTCAATCAACTCAATGCCGCTCGTGAAGTAGCAGCCCACAATACCACGTTTGAAAAGGAACAGGTTCAAAAACTCGCTGAAAAGCTGGTTGATCAAGCAAAGCGAGAAGGCACTCTCAGAGACATCTACATGGCACAATCTTCTGGCAGAAGCAGTGCACTGGTGCTGGTTCGTCAGGAGATCAACGGCATTGATGCTCTAGTCCTTGCACAGCAGCAGCTGTCTGGTGCTACGCAGATCGCCACCAACGTAGCATATGAAAACGCACGGGCTATGGAAGCTCAGGCACAAGCAGCTGCTAGTGCCGCGGCTATCATGTCTATCGCGGCTCAGCAGATCTCTGATGCACTCAATGCGGCAACTGGCCGACAAGATAGTGCATTCGCTGCACGGCTGGATGCTCTTGGAACTGGGGAGTCTGCTAGAACTCGACGTCTCCAGAAGCAACTCGACAATGCGAGTTCGGGTGGTGGGGGCGATGGGGGTGCTAAGCAGCGGGAGCTGGCCAACATCGCAGAGGAGCGGGCACTTCTTCTCCTCAAGATGCGGCTGCGACTTCTCGGTACCAACATCAACCTTGAGAGGTACTCTGGCAAGTTCCTCCTTGTGGCGATCGAAGCCAAGATTGCTGCTCTCCAGCGTGAGGGCCGCGAGCAAGCAAAGATCAACGCATTGCTGGATCTCCGTTACCGCCAGAGTCAGGAGATTACGCGCAACGAAGGTGAAGGGATCTCGCCCTTCCTCGAGCGCCGGGCACAGGAGAATAGGAAGCTCCTGGCTGAGGAAGATGATCTTAGACGGCAGAACCAGATTGATGCTCTGAGCGACCGCAAGCAAGTTCTTGAAGATGAAATTGCACTTCAAGAACTTGCCAACCGTAAGAGAGATGCACTTCGCAAGCAAGACAGCGCTTCTAACAATGATGCTCTTCGCAAGCAGCTTGAAGCCAGTAGGAAGGCCGATGCTGCAGCCCTTGCAGCCAAGAAGAAGGCTCTCAAGGCCGAGCAGAATGCGAGGGAGAAGGCAGCCCGAGAAGCACTACAGCTCGTCAGCGACTCGGCACTCGCTGAGACTCGAGCTGCCATCCGTGGGATGGACACCCTCGAAGAATTGAACATCGTATCCGGTCGTATCGCTGGCTATCAGCGAGCGAAGGCTACGATCCAGGCCCTTGTGGACGGGTTCGGTCTTCCACCCTCGATTGCTGCTGGATTGCTAGCTAAGATCAATGGTTTGATCAAGCAGTTCCAAGGTCAGCGTCGAGATGTCTTCGGCGGTGCTGCACTATCAAAACCCGGTGGAGCTGCACAACCCTTCGCTAGCGGTGGTATCATTGATCTCAAGAACTCCAATTCGCCGTTCGGATCTAACATTCGTCACGGTGAAGAGGGCACTGAGATCGGAGTGATCCTTTCTCATAACGTGGCAAAGATCCTCCAGGGCCAGAAGGCGGGAGTTCAGCAAGTCGGGCCATTCAACCTGTATGCATCAGAGAACCCCCTGCGTGATCGCTACGCGTTTGGCAAGATGGTTGAGAAGTCTGTCGAGGCGGCACTCGGATGAACCCCAACCTGATCACTCTTTCGCACGCAACCTATGTGGGTCCATCAGGAGCCACAGCCGCGGCGACGTACGCCTTCTTCTCGAAGGAATATGTTCCGCCCGCCCAGGACCGTTCTATCGAGTACGACATCGTCCACAATCAGAACGGACGGTTCAAGTACGTTTACGATAACGGGCCTGGGTTCAAGAAGTGGCCGCCGTTCACCATTGCCTGTGAGGAAGCTTTCCAGGCGGTACTGGGTGCGACGGCCGGGATGCAGTACTCTCGCCTGCAGGAGATGTGGGCGTACCCGGGAGTTCTGGGTATGGTCGCGCCAGATGGAACCTATGCAGTTCACTGGAGCACTAACCTAGAGCGGAACTTCCGCGCATTTCCCGCCAATGTGAACGACAAGCTGGAGTGGGCTGTCGTAGTTGAATTTGAGGAAGCTACCTGATGGCCGGCCAGAGCAACTTCCCCACCTCACTGGATGATGATACCGCCCTCATCAATGTGACGGATAGCGTCACCTCGCTGGTGGCAGCGCATCACAACAACCTAAAAGAGGCGATGAAGGCTGTCGAGACGAAGGTCGGCATCCATCACACAACCTCGCCGACAGCACTTGACTATCGCCTCGGAAGCGCGACCAACAGCCATGGTCACAATGGAGCTTCCGGACAGGGTCAGTTGATCAACGCTAGCGTGATCATGGTTCCGTCCGGTGGACAACCGAGCGGCTTGACCCTCGCAGATCATCTAGCAATCCCACCCCGGTATCTTCACACACTGCGTCATCAGGGCAGTCTCCCCGCTGTGGCAGCCAACGCCTTGGCCCCGTTCACGCTTCCCAGGACTCTGGTTCTGGAAAGCCTGTCGGGCAACCTTCGACGTGGAGCTTCGGGTGCCACCGCGGCGATCGACGTGAACGTCGGACCGACCTCGATCTACGTCGCATCCCAGGGTTTCCGCCCGATCTTCGCACCACAGGCCACGTTGTACATGAACGCGAGCCCGAACTACGTCACGTTCCCGTCGGGTGTTATCATCACAACCGATGTGGACGCAGTGGGTTCCAACGATCCGGGGCAGGATCTGACGGTCATCTTCGTCTTCCGCGAGCCGTAACCCATGAGCCAGACGATCTACAACGACGGCTCCCTGTATGGAGATGCCGATGCGATCTATGGCCGCATCGACTCCGCACTTGGGGTTGCACAGGAAATTGCAACTCGACAGACTGGCTTGGAGATCCAGGTCATTGATCGTCAGCTGAACAACTGGGAATACATCGCTGGCACCGGCCTCTACAATGGTTCCCTGTTTGTAGCTGGAGTTTCTGCTACAACTCAGCCGTACTATCAGTATCGCCTTCGCATGTCCATGTGCGTCCTCGGGAATGGTAACATCATTAGGGTTCGCAATGGAGATGGTACGGCTTCTAGCCGTTCTATCTACGTACAGGAAATCACCGACCCTACGAATGCTTCCCAGTGGACATCTTGGTCCCTACTCTATAGTGGGACACACTATGCCGTCGCGGTGATGCCTGCGACCGCGTCTACGTATCACGTGTACAGTGCGAAGAGCGACGGGGTCTATAAGAATAACGTCCTCAAGGTATCTGTAACTGGGATCATCGAGATCTTCCCCGTCATCGGACAGATGGATGCACTGTTCGTCACGAAGATCGGGGTCGATGGGCTAGACTCCCGGCGGATCATGGACCTGCGATACATCGCCGATGTGGAAGCTGGTACTAGCGTCGACGACCGGTGGAACTATCGTTGGCGCCGCACCCAGATCGCGGCTCAGGAGATTAGTGACGGACGCATCTTCCGCGTCCAGTCTGCTGGCTTCTTCACTGATCCCAGGGACCTTACCATCGCCGAGTCGATGACCAGTACGTTCGCGGCCAGTTCTTCATCTGGGGGTGATCCCACAGTCGCGCCACGTCTGGTTCGCGGTTTCGGTGGTCAGGCCGGAACTAACATGATTGTTGATCCATACCTGCTCTCGTGCACAGACGGGTTTTACTACCTGTTCTATGGTGAGAACCGGACGGATGCAGATGGCGACGATGCCATCGCAATCTCAACCCTGTTCTGGCAGCGGACGAAGGATCTGCTCCACTGGTCCGAGCCTGTCGCGATCGGCTTCGATGATATGATGCCGACCAACATCGCTGTCGTCGAGCGGAGCGGCTATCTCTACGTTGCTAACAACGGAGCTGTCTGGCGCCGCCCTGTGGCAGTGCTCACCTATGACATCTCCGACTACGTTCCCAACGTTACGATGACTCTCGCATCAATCAGCGACGAGGGCGGGGCTGCGCTCACGGTTGCGAACCCAGCCGGGGTCAACGACAACCTGATTGACCTCTCTGATAGAGAGATCACCATCCGCCCAGGGATGAAGACGGATACTGGTGCCTACCAGTTCGCGGACTTGAATGCCTGGTGGGTGAAAGCCGCTAAGAAGGAAGTCGAAGGCTCGATTTCTCGTATCGCCCTGTCGTGCTATGATCTGACAGAGCGACTGGCGAACCCATTCCGAGACATCTTCAACTTCCCCGGCAAGGTCCAGTTCAATGACTGGTATCTTGGCCGACGGAACAAGTTGTTCAACTACTACCTGCGCGGTGGTCGACCTACGTTCCTTCGCACTACGAATAGCGCGGGCAAGGTTACTGCAATCGTCTACCGCGTGACTAAGATTTCTCGAGTTCATGTCGCTCTCTACACTGGATGGAAGGGCCACAACTTCACGGCTTCCGTCCGGTTCAAGGGTGGCTCGATGTCGGGCAAGCGGTTCGGCATCGTCTATCGATACAAGAATGGTTCGAACTACTACTGGGCTCAGGTGAATGGGAGTAACCTGAACCTGCTCCGCATCCGTGCTGGGGTTCAGACTCAGCTCGCTACTTATGCGATCGGCAGCACGCCGACGAACCCAACGATCCAGGTCATCACAGAGTTCGGGTTCCACTATATCTATCTGAACGGTACGCTGCGGATCACGCACAACGAGACAACTCCAAGTGTGTACCCGGGTTATGTCGGGATCAGGTACTTCTCCACCAGCGTGACCACGATGTCCGCTGACCTGTTCAATCTGACGACCTGGGATACGAACGTCACCACCGACGAACTTATCAGAACCGCACTTGCTGCTGGCGATTTCCACGATGTGACGATTGCGGGTGGCGAAGCCCCTCAGGTTGCGGTTGTCTGGGGTCCGCAGACTGACATCAAATCCCCGCGCGATGCTTTGAGGTATCTGCTGGAGCAGTACAAACTGGAATTGGTCTGGCAGAACGGCTCGATCATCATCGGGCAGTTCAAGGATCTAAGCATCGTCCGTACCATCGAGAACGACTCTCTGGGATTCGCACAGACCGAGCAGTTCGGCCAACGCGTGAACCTAGCCCTTGTGGACGGGAATGAAGATTCCTACACCGCGATTGATGGGCCGGATACCCGACAGCGCGGTCGTCAGATGGTAGCTTACTTCGACATTCCCGCTCTGGACACACACGAGAAGGTTGTCGAACGAGCCGAGGAAGAAATTCGCCGCGGAGTGGTAGGGACCAAGTACGAGGGTACATCTCGCCTCTACCTGGACCTGTGGCGACTGGATGGCGTGACCTGGATTGATGGAGCTGGCAACTCCTATGATCTTCGTATCGACCAGATGGAGATCGAGATCAACCAATCCACAGAGCCGAGGCAAGACGTGAAGTACACCATGAGCCCGCTCACATGAGCGTAAAGCGGATGGTCCGGGATGTTGCGCAGAATGCAGCACCCCGTGAGATCAAACGAGCCTACCTGGCCGAGGACTATGATGGAGTCGGTCAGTATGTTCTAGTGTCGCTGTCCCTGGGTTCTTCATCGTCTGCTCTCGCGCGCGTGACGGTTCCGGGATATAAGTTCCCGATCGAGACCGGTTGTCCCATCTCGGTGACCATGAACAATGGTTCCATCGAGGTAGTTTCTCTGGGCACCTGATGCCGCGACAAGGCCGCATCTGCGAACCGTTTGATAGGATTAGTGATAGCGTCACGGGCTGCGCGGATCCGCTCAGCGGTTCCTTCGAGGAACTCACTGAGATCTGGGAGAGTGGACCCCAGTCAGCTCAGTGGCAGTGGTACGCATATGCGAATGGCGGGGCACCTAACACGATCTTCGGATCCAGCAGCCTTGGCGCATATGTGAATACCGTCTCTAGTGCCGAAGATGTGAATATGCGGGTGGGTGACGAGAACAAGTCCGTCATCATGAACTACCCCGGGCGCATCTACATGAAGTTCGCGAGTCCGGTTTCGCAGACCTCTGGCAGTACCAGGCACATCATCGGGTTGAAGCTGATCAGTTTCGAAGACAATCCCGAGGGTGCTTCCGCTCCATACCTCCAGATCAATATCTCCTGCGGTACTAGGAACGGCGCGACGGTCGATGGTATCGCAGTTAGAGATGAGAACTTCGGACTATCAGCGTATACCTTCTTCTCGATCGAAGCGGGTTTGTCTTACTGGGTTTCAGTAGACTTCTCACCTGGCGCGAGCATGGCCGTGCGGCTGTGGGCTAACACAACCACAGAACCGGACGATGCTACGTTCTCCATAGAAGATGAGGATGGGTACTACATCCTCAGTCAGATCGATGGCATCGAGTTGTTCGTCAATCCTATCGCTTCTGCAGGTAAGACCTACTTCAAGCGGTTCTTCGTCGAAGGCCACTGCGGGCTGGACGACTATCTGAACGAGATCGAGGTCAATCCCGCGATCCGTCAGCAGCACCACGCAGCTGGGTCGGGCGGAAAGATTTCTCCCGTACTTCCGCTACCCGCTGTTGCTGATAATATTCTGATTGCCTGGTGTGCTGTTCGCGGTGACGCGATCGGTACAACTCCAACCGGCTTTGCGCATGTATCTGGATCACCAGTTGGTCAGGGATTGATTGACTCGGCAACGCCTAACGCTGGTAAGACGGCAGTGTACATCAAAACTGCCGGTGGCGGAGAACAAGCTTTCCAGATGAACAATGCCGGTGGTACCGACCAGATCACCGGTGGCGTTATAGAAGTAGAGGGAGTTGAAGGACTCTTCAGTCTTCGGGTTCTTGACAATCAAGCTTCAACCAACCATCCAATCATCACCGCATTGACTGGTTCTGGAGTTCCAGGGGTTGTTCTCGCTTTCTTTATGCCTTGTGAACCCGCCGGCGCGACCAACACTACCCACTCACCGGATGGTGGGTTTACCGAGTTCTGGGACGTAACCGTATCTGGTGGAGCGCTTGGGCCGCGGGGGATCAGCACTGGCAAGGTCGATCTGACCGGGGCCAGTTCCTTCGCACCCGGTACTACGAACGACAACGCTGCTGTTTCTACCAAGTGGGCCGGTATCGCATTGATGCTTTCTTGAGGATCTCATGCCCCGACAAACCGCGGATGTTGTCGCCCTGATCCTCGCGGGAGTAGTCGCATTCGTTATCGTGATCACAACCGTTGCTCTACTCTACATGGCATTGATCGGAGAAGCTTCCCGATATAGCACGGCCGCAGATGCAATCAGTAGGTTCATCAGCGTAATCATCGCAGCTCTGGTGGGGTATATGGCTGGCCGCAAGATCAATGGCAACGGACACTAAGAAGAGAGGGAAGCGTGTGGAGATGCCCGACCTCGACCCAATCACGGGTCCGGCCCCATCTTCTCTGACTCCAGCGTTGCTCGCCGAACGTCTGGCATCTGAACGGGCTCTGCGCGAACAGTCATTGATCTACGAACGTGAGCTCCGTCACGAGAGTAGAGAAGCTAACAAGATTCTACTCGAACAACTCGCTAAAGCCCATTCCGAAGTCCACAGAGCCGAGTCGGAAGCTAGAGATAAGGCCGCAGCCGCAGTTGATAAGCGGCTGGAGGGGATGAACGAGTTCCGCGATCAACTGCGCCAACAGGCCACTTCATTTCTGACCATCGGCGTCTTCGATACCTGGAAGGAGGAGAATCGACGCGGAATGGATGACATCAAGGGTCTTATCATCGAGTTGCAGAAGACCGACCTTGGATCGTCTGCTCGAAGCTCGGGATTGGCTCGTGGGCAGGGGATGATCATTGCCGCAATCGTAGGTGCGATAACTATCGGCTCGGTCGTCTTCGGGCTTGTCATCAGCGTGATCAACGCACTAACTGGTCCGTAGTACAGGAGGCGGCAATGGTTCTATCGTTACTGGAAAAGCTGAAGGAGTCCCGTCGACGGCATCCCTTTGGCCAGTTCGGCACACCAGATGATGAATGCACCGACAACGGTGCGATCGGCTGCACCCATGCGGTCTGGCGGTTCATCGCGTTCGTGTACACAGGCAAGTGGTACACGCACGATCAGATCAGCAAGCTCTCCGGCCACCCCTGTGGTGGTGGTCCGGGTAATCGCGGGATGCGAGTGAGCGAGAGCCAGCAGCTCTGCCGAGCCCTTCGCTTGCCTTACATCTTCAAGGCCAACCTGACTTCGGCCGAGCTCATCAAGGCTTCGAAGATCGGACCAGTCATGTTCGCCACCCGCTATGGTGATTGGCCCAACTGGGCTCACTACGGCGGACAGACACGTCCACGCCCTTGGGCGCGTCCACTGGATAAGGCCGGGAGAAACCAGTTTGTTGGCTTCACCGGTTCTCATGCTAACTGTCTGCTCGGCTTCGTCCGACGGACAACCACGAAAGGAACATTCATCCGAAACGACTGCTTCGTCTTCGAGCCCAACCATGACAGTGGAGCGCGACCGGAGAACGTCGCCTTCGACATCGTTACTCAGACCCAGCTCAACGCAGCTTACCGTGCAGTCGTCACTAAGCTCGGCTGGTCGTCCACAGTCGCGATGATCCCCACTAAGCCCCCCAAGTTCCCAGGAGGACTGTGATGACAGAAGACGAGCTGCCCGCTGAGTTGGACGAGGTTGCGGCGCCGGAGGTCATCGAAGAGGATGAGGTCGTCGAGGACGCCGATGGAGACACCACCGACGACGAGGATCTCGAAGCCGACGAAGACGAAGATGTCGGCGAGGGAGAAGAGGAGGACGAATGATCCTGGGACGGCCCACCAACCTCTGGACGGGGTTGATCGCATCCATCATCGGACTGCTCTCGCTGGCAGCTTTGCTGCTTGGGGCTGATGCAGTTGCGGTCGCCCAGCTTACCGCGGCCTTCACCCTCGTAGCCGGCGGTGTCATCGCCCTTGTGGCGAACCAGCCACCGAGCATGCTTGTCGGTCAGCAGTACACCGTTGTGACGCCCGGTGAACAGCCGAACGTCGAGAAGGTCGCGAACTCTAACCCGACACCGCCTGCCCTTCAAGTTCCCAAGGCCTGAGATGCCTCAGCCCAACAGCCTGCTTGGTCTGTTCATCTGGATCGTCATCATCGTGGTCGCTTGCGTTGCGGCGGTGTTCCTGTTTCAGAACATCATCATGCCGCTGGTCAAGGCGATCTCGTAATTACGATGGCGAGCGGAGCCTTCTACGCTCGTCAATCCGGTCGAGCACTGCTTCTGCTTGCTCGGCTGTAAAGATCAGGGAGGCTATGCCGCCGGCCTCCCTGATCTTCTTCATCATGTAAGCTTGTAGGGCGGTGGCCTTTCCGGTAGCATCGCGCTTGCACTCGAACGCGATGAAGCGTCCGTGATAGCAACCGATGATATCGGGAACACCAGCGATCTGCATGGGTGATCCATGCACCTTGAACCACCAACCCCCTCTCTTGCGAAGTCGTTCAATCGTCTTTTTGACGATGACTCGCTCGAGAGGGGGTTTAGTGGTGTTCATCAGGATCTAGATGTCGTCCAGATCGAGCTCTTCGGTCTCTTCCTCGTCGGACTCGGTGGCCGCTTCCTCTGTGGCAGCCTCCTCATCTTCCGGAGCGGAAGTCGCCTCGTACTGCTCCTTCTTGAAAGTGGCAGCGATGACCGACTTCGTCTTGTTGTTGTAGGTATCGTCCTCGAGGGTGGCACCGACGATCCGGCCCGACTTGGCGATGTCCGCGAGCGGCAGGCTGACCGCCTTCTTCGGGACCGTGATCCCCATGTCGTCGAGCAGGTTGCGGAGAGCCCACAGGGACTCGGGCTTGAGGCTCGTGTTGTGATAGACCGAACCGCGCCCCTTGTACTGCTCGGGCTTGACCGGCTCGAACCTCCAGGAGAGGTACTTCGAAGTCTCGTCGTCCTTCTTGGACTTGAGCTCGACTCCCTTCACCTGCAGGAGATAGTCACCCTCCGGGCCATGGAAGGCGTTCCCACCGCGGCGTTCCTCGACGTTTGAGAAGTCGACGGTGAGCTTACTGGGTGTCGGCATTGGGCTTCTCTCCATATACTCGATCGATGAACCGCTGCAGGGCGAGGTCGTCGTCTGCGATTACCTCGACATCCCTGAGTTCTTCGAACCTTCGTCCTGCGACGTAGCGGGGAACTGACCCCATGAGCATTCGTCGCTGCATGACCTTCTTCGTTACCCCCTTGACCTCCTTCTCTACCTCCCGAACGAAGATCCGGGCATTGATGTTGGTGGCGGACAGAAGAACTGAACGAGGGGCCGGAGAGAGTTCCGGATGAGTCTCGATCAGTGTGTTGCCTTCCTCATCATCCTCGGTCGATGTCTTCTCCTGTGCGTTGAAGATGATGTGGTAAGGCAGGTTGCGGAACCGAATGATCGTGTCCTTCATGATCTCGCCCAGCTTGAGGTAAGTCGGGCGAGAAGGCATGAGCGGATCCTTGTTCATGTCGCGGTCGACATCATCCTTGAGGACCCACTTCATCCCGACCGAGGCGAGCATCGTAATCGTGTCGATCACGACTACCTCGTAGGGATGATTGCCGGCCTTCAAGTACCAGTAGATGGCATCCAGTTCTTCCCAGCGGGAGATCTGGTAGATGTCGACGTTGGGGCGCTTGCGGACTGAGGCGAAGCCCCTCTCATTGCAGTCGATCACCAGGGTCTTCAAGTTGGAAGAACAAGCGAACTTGGTCTTGCCAATCTTGTTTCGGCCGTAGAGACAGATCTTGAAGTGGGCTTCGACTTCGTCTGCCGAAACGATCTTGTCGGCAGCGGATGCGGCGCTAGTCTCCCTCGCCGTCTTCGATGTCGTCGACTTGACTGGTGTTAGCGTGACTGCCACTGGCTACGTAATCCTCCTCCTCAATGGTGAACATAGATTCCCTCATCCCTGTCGTATCGAACCCGTTGAGGTCCGAGCGGCAAAGATCGTGGTAGGAACAGCGGACGCAATCGCGTGTGATGTTGCGAGTGAACCGCTTGGTCTCTTCGATCCTCTTGACGGTTGCGAGGCCGTCGAGGAGAACCTCCTTCGTGACGTGGGCTTCTCGCGGCATCTTGTAGCGGCGAAGGAAGTCCGACTTCTTCGAGAGTGGGATAAGGATGTGCTTGAAGTCGTTAGGGTCGAAGCCCTCACGCTTGAGGAACCGGTAGAGCGTCGGGTAGTCCGTGCTCACCTTCCGCTTGCTGATCGACCCATCCTTGTTGAGTTGCGGGACGGACGGGGGCTTGCTCCGAACGTAGTTGTAGTAGATCCCCGCGATCTCGATGCCGAACTGCTTCTCAGCAGCCCAGGGATACCACATGAGCTGTGGATCCATCGCGTGGAACGAGGTGGGCTGCGGGATCGTGCTCGCTGATTTGTGATCCCACAGCCAGAGCGTGCCATCGTCTAGGTCTTCCATCACCAGGTCGAGTCGACCCTTGAAGACGAACTGCTTCCCGTTCACGATGAGCGGGGTCGGGACCTCGAGGATCTCCTCGATCATGTAGGGACGGAAGTGGTCCTCGCGGTAGTACCAGATGTACGACTGCATGATCTTCTCCACCACCTGTGGCAGTGGAAGACCGGACTTCCCGCGCCCCTTGCTGAGTGCCTCCTTCTCCTCGTCGAACAGCTTGTCCCACTGCTCAACATACTGTTGATGTCCGATCTTCCAGTCGCCATCCCTGTAGTGTGTTTCCAGGGCAGCATGGATCCATGATCCGAGGAAGAGGGGACGAACCTTCCTTCTGGGTTGAAGCAGATCGATGTACTTGTACTCGTACTGCTTCTGACAATGATTGAAGGTCTTCAACCGGGATTGGTTGAACGCCACTCGTTCTAGCTCCACTCGACAGGTCCTTCGATTTCTAACGGTCTTCCCGCTGAATAGGTACCCCGTCGACTCTTCAGTTGTCCATGTACCATCTTATGGCATGGATTGCAGAGAGTCTGCAGATTGGTTGGATCATCATTGCGGGGGTTGTGATCCTTGTGATGAACAAGCAACTTTCTAATCCGTTCTCCACAAATCTCACAAGCTGCTAGTTTGTGACGAACATACCGTCGGAAATTGCGGGCCACCATTACTTGAATTATATATTATCTACGGTCGGTTGTCAAGGGGCAAGTTCTTCACTTTTTTGATTCTCCTCTTCCAGTAGGCAGATGTAGATGAGTGAGTAGACAGCCTGATCGAGAGCAGTGTCCAGCTTACTTTCTCCAACCCGATCGTTTGAAGCTCGACGAGTAAGTGATTGTAGTCGGGCGAACTTATCTGATAGCCGTACCAGAACGCCAGTGGAAACCTCGATGCCAAGAGCTTCCGCTGCCCTAAAGTTCGCCCAGGGATCAGGGTTCCCCTCACCAGCGTACCCTGCGTTCTTTCGATCGAAGAGGTCTTCGATTTCATCCACCAGCTCCAGGTATCGCTTCTGGTCCCTGATTCTGTCCAGCAGCTCCTTGTAGCGAAGCCGGCCGTCAATCATTCTCGCCCCAGTGTTGTGAAATGGTCACTTCCGCCTCGATCGGAATGGTCATCTGGTACCCGAAGAGTTTCTTGATGGGCAAGTTCTCCATAATCTCCTTCACGAGCTTTGCCACCTCCTCGGCGTGTTCCTCACGTGCCTCTAGCATGATCGAGTCGTGGACGTTGCCGATGATGCGGGCTTGCTTGGGATCAAGTCGTTCATGAATGAGGACCATTGCAAGAACGGTAAGGTCTGATGCGAACCCTTGAACGGGCGAGTTGATCGCCTCACGCTCGGCTTCAGCTTGAACCCCTTCATCCGTTGACATAATCGTTGGAAGATGTCGCACTCGGCCTGTGGGAGAAGTGACTCGTCCGAGGTTGCGAACTAGTCGGCGCTGCCGCTCGTGCCAGGCTTCAAGAGCTGAGTACTGCTTGAAGAAGGCGATGCGGTAGGCTTTCGCTTCTTCGATGCTGACTTCGATCCCGTAGTTCGTGTCGGCGTAAGCACGAAACTTCTTCCACCACATTCCGTACAGGAAACCGAAGTTGACGGCTTTCGCCATCTTCCTTTCTTCTTTGGTGATCTGTTCTTTCGGCTTCCCGAGGATTCGAGATGCCGTTTCAAAGTGCGGATCACCGCCTTCCTTGAACGTCTTCGTGAGCGTTGGGTCCCTGGAAAACATAGCAGCAATTCGGAGCTCGACCTGAGAAAAGTCAGCTTCAATCCATTTCCATCCCGGTCTAGTACCGATGATAGATCGAATGTATACGTTCCTGGGCACCTGTTGCATGTCAGAAGATAGGCGCCCGGTGACAGTTCCAGAAAGATTGTAGGAGGTGTAAAGTCGTGGCTTGCCAGCAGTGCCAGCTCTAATGAGCCAGTTTCGAGTATAGGTTGATTCATACTTGTCCCACCTTCGGAACTCCATAAGAACAGCCATCGCCGGGTGCGAATTTCTCAATGCGAGCAGAGCATCCTTTGATGTGGATGGCTGACCCTTCGGAGTATAGAGTTGCGGCTTCAATCCGAGATAGGTGTATAGGAACCAGCCCATCTGCTGGGGCGAGCCGACGTTGAATGTTGCTCGACGTTCTTCCGGGATGAGGGCCAGGAGTTCTTGGCGGCAGCCCTCGCGGTTTGCCTTGACTTCCTTGTGCCTGTCCCGCAACCGAGTGATGTCAAGGGGGAACCCCCGCTCTTCGATCTCTGTGAAGGCACGAAGTGCAGGCAACGTGATCTTCGCGTAGAGACGAGCCAGCTTCGGTTGTTCCAGCAGCTGCTTGCGGAAGTGGTGATAGAGGCGAAGTGTGTAGTCCGCGTCCTTCGCGTTGTAGATAGCCAGCTTGGTCAGCCCTGTGGCCGAACCTGTGAACCCGATCCCCGCCTCGTATTCATCGGCACCGAGGATCGAACGAGCCAGGCTCTTGAGGCGAAGCGGGCGGTTCTCGTCCAGCAGGTGGGCCATGAGCATCGTGTCGAACGCGATCTGGAAGCCGAGCATCTTCTTGGCCCTGATCCACTTCGCGTCGAACTTGACGTTGTGCCCACCGACTCGCTTCCCTCTCAGTGCCACAGCCAGTGCCGCGTAAACCCTCTCAACCGGGATGTCCCATTCGACCATCGGATGCTCTGGGGCTACGACGTAAGCTGTACCTGGCTCCCAGGAGAAGGCCATGGTATGGATCACTCCATCCGGTGCCCAGGGTTCCAGTCCGCCCTCGTCGCGATCTGTCTTGGAACCAGTCTCTACATCGAACGCGATAGGTGAGTCCACAGCGGCGAGCATCTGGCATAGCTTCGAGAGCCCCTTCGATGACCGCACTAGACTCACTTTAGTTTCCAGGCGGGAATCTGTCCCATTGACCAGGCGGACAAAGGACAGTAGGTCGCCCTTGAAGATACCTGCGTGTCCTGGATTTCGTAGGACGGCAGCAGGATGGACTGTCGCTAGCACAGTACGGGGGGCGCCACCGAGGTGAATTGTCATCTTCACCCCGTGCTTGGTCATGATCCCCGTCTTACCCGTGACGGCTTGAAGTGCAGCATTTCCAAGGAGAAGGATGTGTGTAGGTTGAACGATCTCAACTTCACGTTGAAGGTAAGTCGCGCACGCCTTGAGTTCTGATTTGGTAGGAGTTCGATTGTCCGGCGGACGGCAACGGACCGCGTTCGTAATGTAGACGGCATCCCGCGGTAGCCCGACCTCGGCAAGAACTCGATCAAGATACTGGCCCGCCACCCCTGAGAACGGGCGCTCCATGTCGTCTTCTCTAGCACCAGGTGCTTCCCCGATAATCATAACTTTGGATGGTACAGGCCCATCACCCAGGAGACAAACCGTCTTCGCCTCTTTGTGAAGGGGGCAGAGCGTGCAGTCGGCGTTCCTAACGGGAAGCCAGACCTTCTCGCGGGCCTGTGGGTTCAGGACCATTGCATCCACTCAACTCCGGCTTCTGATAGCAGTTCTAGTCCGCTGGAATCTCTGTATGGCTGTTCATAAACAACCCGTTCAATTCCAGCATTGAGGATAATCTTCGCGCATTCACGGCAAGGGGAATGCGTAACATAGATTGTACTCCCGGCGGTGGGGATGCCAGCTCTCGCAGCGAAGGCAACGGCGTTCGTCTCTGCATGAACAGTTCGCCGGCAACCTCCGCTATCCCCAATGTCACATCCCACCTCACGGCAATGTGGAAGGCCGGACGGAGCACCGACGTATCCAGAAGAAATGATACGCCCGTCCAGAGCGATAACTGCTCCCACTGAGGCTCGTTCACACGTTCCCCTTTGGCTGACGACGGCTGCGATCCGCATCATCATTTCATCGCGATCGATGCGGTCAATCACCTTACCCTCAGCATTCGCTGGCTCAAGATCTCGTTCGCCCGTGCGCGAAGCAGCGGTCGTTCCTGTTCGAAGACGTGCAGCGAAGAGATGTGCATGACGAGCCTTGACGGCGTTACGTCGTTTAGTTGACTTGCCACCCACTGAGCCAACCTCGCTGCCATGTAGACATCATCGTTGAAATGTCTGAAGAAGTCACAGGACCTGATGTAGTAGACGATCTTCAGATGTCCGTTGCGGATCAGGAAGTGGTAGCCGAGCGTGCAAGGAACCCGTGCTCCCTGGTTCGCGGCGCGAAGGTCCTCGGGAAACCAAACCGGGAGATACGCCTGACGACTACCCGTTCTTTCAGCCAGCAGCTGGATGATATCCGAGAGATCTCCAGTAGAGAATCGGATCCCGTCTGGCATCAACGATCGTGGCCAGAACCTCTCGGGGTAGGTATGTGAGAACGTCTCACCATCACGATGTTGACTGTTCCCCGCTTGTGCAAAAGGCCATCTAACATGGCTCGGTGGTGGGTTGAGAGGACTACCCCCGACTCGCTCGTGGAAGTGTTCCTCTGCCCAGGGTAGGTTTGGTCGAACAACTGTTTGAAGAAGTCCAACATCGTTAGCTGGGATGGGGACCTCGAACGAGACATCTTCGACCTCGATGGTCAGCTCCTGTGGTACATCCCGCTGAGCTTGCCACTCGCCCACGTTCACCACAGGGGCGCGGCTGAGTTCCAACGTCAGCCATTCATGCACTGCAGAGAAGTTACCAGAGATCGTCTTCATGGCGTAACGATGGTGCCCTCCGGAACATCAATGGGATCAGCGTTGTAACGACCCTCGCCGGTGAGAACGAGTCTAGACGCTTCCTGCGATGTCATTCGTCGTCCAACCCGGGTGTGCCCCATCCAGCCCTTGAGAACGAGATCCTCGACCAACAGTGGTCGGTAATCACCTTCCTGGGACCGTTCGTACTTCGTCTTCCACCTGCGGGCAGCTCTCCAGCGAATCTCCTCTTCAGGTCGGTTCATGTACTCGATGTAGTACCGAACCGCGTCGGGGACTCTGCCTTCTGCCGAGGTGAATTCCTCGAGTCGTCCGAAGCTGTGAAGTGTCGCAACCGTCTCTACGGTCTTGATGATGAAGTTGGGGCAGTAGACTTGGAACCGGATGGTGGCTGGGTCGACCCCCATTCGTTCGCCAAGCTTCCTAGCAACGAAAGAAGCGAGAGCGTAATCTGCCACTCCTGAGAAGCCGAGAGATTGAGCCCGCGTATAGAGAGTGAGCATCGAAGGCTTTGGCTGTCTTCGGAAACTGAAACCGAGAAGACAGTTCCCCCACTGGTGGACCGCTTTCTTGCCCGAGAAGTTCGGCGGGACGATCTTGAAGGTCCAGAGTGCATCGTATGTCTTCATGTTCATGGCGTTGTTCACCCAGGCGTGGAGGCTTTCAACGTCCACGTACTGACCGGTGAACTTCGACCACTTGGTGGGCGTGAGCCCGATCTTGCCAAGGTCGAAGTCCATTACGGCCGATCGGGCTACCATGTGGTTCCCGAACGAGTGAAGGATGTTACGCTGGAAGTAGTCGATGTAGCGAGGCTGATCTTCCAGCATCCCGAAGTAGGCTCCCTCCCACATCGAGTTGATGTCGGGGAAAGTCTTGATGATCACCCTAGCCCCTATCTGCGTCGAGGTTGGCGGCCTTACGACGTTCGTCTTCGATCCGCCGGCACTGCATGATCATGAGGTCGATGAACTCGTTGGGCTTGATCATCCCTGTCATATACAGGATGTTCAGAACAACCGAGACCTCAGCGCGTGAGACAGTTGCTTCACCAAACTGGTTGACGATGTCCTCTCTGTTGACGGACTTCTTGTACATCTCCGTCTCTGGCATCGGGACGTAGATCTTGTTACCCATTACTGAGTCGCTCCTGTTCATCCTTCCATGACGGTTGCCAGCCGGCCTTCACGGTCTTCCATTCTGGTGGCTCAACCGGTTGATCTCCCACGCACATGAGGGAAACAGGTGGGATGGGTCGCCCGACGTTCGGACCCATGAAGTGGATGCCAAGCTTGATGTTGCCTCCGTCTAGGAGGAACCTCCGTTCCTCGTCGCTGAGCTCCCAGACCATGTACACGGTGTCGTCTTTCACCTCAGTCCAGGCATCACCGATGTTGGCTGTCGGCCCCTTGTAGACGAAGTTAGATTGCTTCGTCCTGACTGGATTCAAACGTCGCTTCCTTCTCCGAGCGAGCCCTTCTTGGCAGAGTAGGAACCGGAGGCCGCTCGTTCCCGGTTCTTCTGTTGCTTCTTCTGGTAGGCAGCTTCGTACTCCGCTTGGGAAACGCCCAGCCCTACCAGGATGTTGCCGAGGAAGTGGTTGACGTCGACGATCTCATCGAGGATACGTTCGCGGTTGACGAAGGGTTCATCCACAGCCCAGGGCTTCCAGCTGAACTCAACGTTCATCTCTGCGATTTCCTGGACGGCCGAGAAGGAGTTCCAGAAGATGTAGGCCGCGAGCTGTTTCGTGACGGCTGGTGAACCTATTTCCAGGCCGCCGATGAACCATCTTAGCGGATAGCCATAGACCTCATTCTGGAGTTCGTAGGTTGAGCCCAGCCAGGTCCAGCGATCTTGGACCAACGGGATCCAGCCCTCGTCCTCGATCTTGCGTTCCTCAGTCATTCACGATTCTCCATTCAATGGGACCTGTGAAACAGTGGTCAAGAGCTTTGCAAGCGGCTCCGGTAAGGTCCCAGGTTCTACCGCGAACGTAAGGGCCGCGGTCAAGCACCGGAACGATAATACTTCGGCCTTTCCATCTGAACTCAACCAGTGTTCCAAAAGGCAAGGACCGATGAGCAACTCCGAGAAGTTGACGTGTGAGAGTGCGTCCAGAAGCGGTTCGGTTCCCGTAGAATCTTGGGCCGTACCAGGAGATCTCTGGGTCACGATGCCATCTCCCTTTGATAGCCTTCGGCGTAGGCTTGGGCACGGCAGGAGTTAGAACAGAACGTTCGCTGCTTAGCTTTGGGGTGGGAGAAGGAGGCTCTGCAGGCTGGGCAGATGGTGGTAGTTCGTCCACCACCATGACGGACCTTGTGCTGGGGATCGGTGACCATTTCAAGGTTGGAGAAGTGGTTGTACTGCTTGTTGCCATCGCGGTGATGAATGATCTCATAGGGTTGGAGCTGTCGTCCGATGGCGAGTTCGACGACCAACCGATGAACTGGAACGAGGCGACGACTACCAGGCAAGCGAGTAAGCTTATGCCCGTAAGCGTTCGTGTAGAAACTACACTTCTCTTCGGTTGCATCCAGCACCTTCACTAGCCTTTGATCATTTATCAAGATAGTCCTTCACCCGCCAGCGGATCTCATCGTAGGCATCACGCCCATGCCAGTCGTACTGGTGGAAGCGGTTCCCATATCGCGGGCTCTCCGCTGCCATCACGGCATCGTAACCATCCAGTAGCTTGTCGAAGTTCTCGATGACCCCATCCATCTGCGGCCGGTGAAGAACCATCTTGCGGATGGTATCACTGTGTGGTCGGCAGTAGATCAGGAGAGCAGTGGAGCGGAGGAACCAGGCGACCTCGTTCAGAATAACCGTATCGGCGTCGATCTTGTGTCGAAGGATGGGTCCGTAGACCAGCTCCGAGTAGAAGAACCGATCGTAGATAGGGATTGGTTCCCCGGCGAGGCGATCCAGTTCCTCCGGCCACCAGTCGTTGAACGACCGCCCCTGTGGCCTGGTGATCACCTGGAACTGGGGAAAGTCGTTTGATAGTTGCTCGATCAGCGTTGTCTTCCCGGCTCCGTCCATCCCTTCGACGACGATCCGGTGGGGCTGTCGGTCCATACTCATTATTATAAGACACCTCCCTGAAACTTGTCAATGCCTAGAGATCCAAGAGTCTTCGTGGGGTATGGATGATGGTTTGCGCTAGATCCCCCTTCTCTTTTAGCGTCTGCAAGATGATTGCGTCAATGGATCGCGGCACGGTCATGTGATAGTACGTGACCTTCTTCGTCTGCCCGATGCGATGGATCCGGTCCTGGGCTTGCCAGTAGTTCGCCGCGTTGTAGTCCAGCGAGTAGAAGATCGCCACGTCCGCAGCGGTTAGATCAATACCCAGGGATCCCGATTGGGTCTGGGCAATGAAGACCTTGATCTCCGGGTTCGTCTGAAACTGCTGGACTAAACCGTCACGCTTGTTGCCGGGGACACTTCCAGACAGTATTGCATGACGAACTTTTCGCTTCAGCAGTTCCTCTTTGATGCGGAGAATGTCATTCACGAACCTGACGAAGATGACGACCTTGTGATCCTCGGCCAGCAGGTCGTCGAGTAGATCCATGGTCGTATTCAGCTTCGAGTTGTCGAATACCTTGATGTTTCCCTCGACATCCTTGACGAAACCGCTGGTAATCTGCGAGAGACGGAGCAACTTGACGAGAACGATGGAGGCCGTAGCGTGGCTCTCCTCGATCTCGATGATCATCTCCTTCGCCATCTCACGGTATAGGTCGATGGCTTTCTGTGAGAGAGTCACCGGGACGGTTTCGAACAGTTTATCCGGCAGGTCGAGGCACTGCTCCTTCTTCACCCGGTAGCTGTTGCCGCGCAGCTTTCGAATGAGCGTTTCAAGGTGGCGATAGCCCCTGAGCTGGAACCTACCGAACCCACCCCATACGCCATAGGTGTTCTTGAACTGGTACCAGTTGGTGCCGAACACCTTATCGTTGATAGCACGGAATTGACCGAAGACATCCAGTGGAGACTTAGTGATGTGTGTCCCGGTCAATCCGAGCCGGTAACGGGCCGATTGGGAGATTGCGAAAGCTGCTCGCGACTGCTTCGAAGTAGGGCTTTTGAGTCGATGGCATTCGTCCCAGATGACGAGGTCGGGTTGCCAATGAATGAGAAGCTCTTTGATTCCGGGACCCCTATCAAGCTCCCTCCAGATCCCCTCATAATTGATGATGCAGTACGTGAGTACATCGTCTTTGGGTGACGCGATGATCCGCTTGAGCAGATGTACGCGATCCTGAGTTGGACCGACGAGACGGAAGACCCTCGCTGGTGCACCTGAATGTTGACGAATCTGGCGAGGCCACACACCGAGCACGGAGAGAGGCGCGACGACAAGTACTCGCCGTACCTCAAGATTATAGAATCCAATTCCAGCCCAGTCAATCGCCACCTTCGTCTTTCCTGTGCCCATCTCCATCAGAAGCCCGGCTTGCCCATTGAGATCTACGATCTTCTTGAGGGCCCGCTTCTGATGCGAGAAGGGTTCTGTCTTGTAGGTGTACTTGAGCTTCACTTATCGGTTTCGGTGAAGGTATCATGCTCGGCTAGGAACTGGCGGCCACAGTAGGGGATGCTGTTCTGCGAAGTTTTCTCGTGCTTGAACTGGGCCGGATCCCCCTTCTTCGTAGTCCATTCTTTCGTCGCGTCCGGGATAGCGATCACCGGCTGCTCGCAGAAAACGCAGAGCCTGATCTCTCTTGCCACCTAATCTGCCTCCTCGATAGTGAAAGTGCCATCCGCTGTTAGAGCAACCTTGATTGTATCTTGGTCTAGATCAAGGGGATTACTGGTTAGAGCTCCTACCCCTGCTCGATAGAGCTTACTATAGGAAATGAGGTGACTACCGGGATGCCGTCGGAACCGCAGCCAATCATGCAACTTCTGACGCCGTGTGTGGTGACAATCTGCATACAAGATCATAGTATCCGGTTCCATCAAGCCTCGAACTTTCTGCACATGCAGTCCGCCACAGAGCAGGCAGACTTCAGCCACCTGATGTTGAGATGCAGCAGTCGCTTGCTGTGGGATACTCCATTATGCTGATTGCGATGGTGATGACACCAACGGCAGATACCCTTCATCGGCGCCGCCTCTTCAAGGTCTTCACCGACGGCAGTCGAGGCACTCGTGCCTGTGCTCGGGCAACGAGGATGGGGTTGTACTTCTTGATGAAGAAGTCGTTAGTTGAGATAGTGCAGATGGGACAGCGGAGTAGCTCGATACCCTCTTCGCCATTCCTGACCACTGCGAAGGTGGTGAACTCTCTCCACTTGATGCACCAAGGGCACCAGAACGTTCCAGGCGGTTGCTCCTTCAACATCTTCTGTGTCGGTGCGAAGGTCTTCCGCATCGAGACAACATGGATGTTGGATACCAGAATGCCCCTAGCGGCTACCGACTTAGCGTAGTCGATTGCGCCAGAGGCTTTGGGAGAATCGCCAGCGAATCCCGACTTCTTGAACTTCTGGTTATTCTCGAACCAGATCACTCTCCAACTGTTCGGCATGTGCGCCTCCTGTTGATCAAGATGTGGAAGCGGGGACGGTATCCTTGGGGGGAGAAGTGTTCCGTCCCCGCGTCCACGGTATCATAATATAACAACCCAGATCACCTGTCAAGGGACTGGTTTCCATGAAATCTTTGAAATCCGGTCCATTGACAAGGGGAGCCTGAGATAATATAATAATCGCATGGTCCTCGCGCGGGCCAGTCTAGACGCGTATACACGTGAAGGAGAACAGACAGGGATGGCAAAGTTGTTCACGGCACGTCAGGTGGGGGATGCTCTTGGCCTTCCGCACCTGGAAATCATCCGGCGCATCCGCCGCGGTGACATCGAGGCCAAGAAGCTCGGTTGGAACTGGGTTATCGAAGAGGAGGCCGTCAACGCGGCGAAGGAGTCCGATTGGTTCAAGCGTCATCTCGCTCGGCAGACCACCGCTGCAACTGACTAGCTGTCAGTTGTGGAGGGACGCATCGAGCGTCTGCTCACAGCGGTATGGGGAAACCGTCAGGGGTACGTCTTCCTTCCATACAAGGAACAGCCGGACTCATGGCATGAAACCAAGGGGATCCCTTACACCGGAGCTCTTCCGAAACTTCCGGAGCTCCCCTCTCGAGCAGACCAATACTTCTGCCCAGTAGTCTTCTCACAACCACAAAGGAAGAAGGAGTTCGCCCAGCCGACTAATCTCCTATGGGCCGACCTCGATCCAATTCACCCCGACACATGTCGGCTGAAGCCATCAGTTGCCTGGGAGAGTTCTCCGGGACGCTACCAGGCACTGTGGTTTCTTACCGAAGAGATCGATCCCAATGAAGCTGCTTCCCTATCAAAGCGAATTGCTTACGCGGATGGTGGGGATAAGGGTGGATGGGACCTCACACAAGTACTCAGAATCCCTGGTACAAGAAACTTCAAGTATGAGTCCGCCCCCGAAGGTAGAGTTCTTTGGGCGAAAGCTAACTCTTACGCACCGGAGGAGATCCGGGGGGCGTACCCCGCAGTAGAGGGGAATGGGGTTCACGCAACTCTGGACTGGCCAGAGGTTCCCGAAGCCACCATCCAGACCGCGCTTGCAGCACTCCCTGTGGGGTACAAGAAGCGCCTCATGGCTTCAACAGTAGGAGCTGATCGATCTCTCGAGCTACAGAAACTCGCGAGGGACCTGGTTCGCTTCGGCGTAAGCCCCGAGATTGTTCTGCACCTATTGCAGCGATCCACCTGGAACAAGTTCTCAGGGAGGAACGACGAGCGGGAACAACTGCTGAAGCAGGTTACGTCCGCGGTCGAAGCAGTCGCACGCAAGAAGGCCGCGAAGGCAACGCCCAAACTCGAGGAAGTCACCGCGATGCGGGTCCACGAGTGGGCAAGCTTCATGCAGCAACCCACACACCTGAGGTGGTTGGTAGACGATGCCTGGGTTGACGGTTCCGTCGGGTTCATTTCCGGCCGAAGCAAGTCTTACAAAACTTGGATCGCTCTTGATTTGGCACTCAGTATTGTGTCAGGCGAACCATTTCTGGGAAGATACGGGGTCCAACGAACTGGTCCTGTACTGCTCGTCCAAGAAGAGGATCCCACTCCTGTTCTTCAGGAAAGACTCCGCCTCATCGCCAAGTCAAAGGGAATGCTTCCCATTCTAAAGGAGGCACGATCCGACTACATCGCGATCGAGTATCCTGACTGGCCTCTGCACATCATCAACTTGCAGGGCTTCAACTTGGGCAGCGTCGAGAAAGTTGCTCAGATCAGGAAACTCATCGCTGAGATCAACCCGGTCCTCGTCATCCTCGATCCACTAATTGTTCTGCTCCCACAGGGCGTGGACGAATACAAGGGAGTCGAGGTTTCGGCGGTACTTCAGACCATCAAGATGTGGCGAGAAGAGTTCGGGTGCGCCGTCGTGATCGTCCACCACTGGAACAAGGGGAAGCAGGAGAACGGGGAACGGTTCGCCGAACACATGTATGGCTCGTTCGCCTTCCATGCATGGCTGGAGTCCGCACTGCATGTGATGCCTGTCATCCCCGAAGATGATACGGACGAGAAGCAGATCACGTCAGTGGTGGTGGAGAGGGAGTTCAAGGCTGCCCCATCTGGCAAGGGGTTGCGTCTCAAGTTCAATATCGACACGGTGAAGAACTACACCTACTCCGTCGAGTTCGAGGATACCGCATCAGTAGGTCCCAGGGAACAGGAGATCCTCGACATCATTTCCTCGACGGGACCGATGTCAACACCAGAGATCGTGGCAGCCACAGGGAGGTCGAGGCCAGACATCTCGACACTCGCCGGCAAACTCGTTCGCGCAAAGCTGCTTATGGTTCGTACAGGAGGAGGACGAGGGAAGCCCACCAAGTACTGGATGCCGGATCAGTCGCCTCCGGATTGAATGTTGACACGGGGTTCAGGTTATATTATAATAGAAAGGACAGACGGGACAATGACAGATTCCGTCCACAGGGAGGTAAGAGTGATCTCAGAGTTGAGTGATCGCCAAGAATCAATCCGGGACCTCATCGTTGAATCCCGCGAATCCACCGACAAAACCATGGAGGATGGACTCATCGCCTCATTGGGCTATGAGGACGATGCCGTGATCGCGTTGGTCCTCTCCAAGTTGGAGCTGGAGGATCCCCCGTTCGAGCCCACCAACATGGACCTGATGTGGGCGGGGGCGGTTCTCGACCATCTGGACACCCTCGGATACCAGGTGATCAGGAAGCCCTAATGGAAGGAGAGTTCGTCACTCAAGAGGACTTCCTGAAGTTCCGCACAGCGGTTATCAAGAAGCTCAAGAAGCAGGACGCGCTCATCTCCGACGCATTCCAAGCCATCGGTGATGGCGATGACAACGCCAGGGAACTCGCCGAAGAGGCAGTTGACCGGGCATCTAGAGCACAGCGGGCAGTCCGTCGACTTCAGAAGAGCCTCGAAGATGACTAGAATTGGCATCTCCGTTGTCGTCATCGACTTCGAAACTGGCAAGGAGTCCCAGTACTGGGATGTCCTCGACGCGATGGATGATGACGGGAAGGCACGCGCGGCTGTGGGGGAGTTCCTGACCGAGTTCGTCGGCAAGAAACCATTCAAGTACAAGACCAGCGAATGGATCAACAGGCCACGAGACGATGCCCCGGAAACACATCGCTAGTTACAACTGGAGGGCAGATCCGCACTACAAGATGAGTGAGCTCAACCCCGATCCGAAGATGCGACCAAGCGTGGATGCGCTTCAGCATAAACTGAAGAACATGTCCATGCTCAAGAACAAACCAGAAGCCGTCACCCTGGTGATCGGCGACCTGGCATACCAGTTCTTGTATCGGGAGCAACCCCGTCCCGCCCACCTGTGGGAACTCATGACTCGCATGATGAACCTCTGGCAGATGGCGACGAAGGTCGGCTCGCCGAACGAGAAGAACATCGCCATGCTAGTAGCCGCAGACCAGGATGTTCCCGTCGGCGTCTTCCATCAACTGAGTTACCGCTTCATCGGTGGCCAGCAGATCTGGCACTGCGCCTGCGGCGAAGACTTCTATTCGCTCGAGAAGTATGAGGAGCATGTCAATCCGCCGGAGCCGACGCAGATTCTGCAGGCGCTTGTGGCGGAGCCCCTTCCTGATCTGCTCAAGGCCGAACGCAACGGTATCAAACAAACCATCTGGTCCCACGTTCCCACAGCGAAGGGCTTGAATATCGACTGCTCATGTGGGAAGCAGTTCATGCACGAGGAGGAATGGTCGAACCATCTACGCATCAGGATTGAACGCTATCTGGTGGGCAAGTTCCCCCCGATCGGAACTAAGGAGACAGAATGAGTGACGTTGGCTTCGATGACGAGCTCCCGGGTTACGACCCGTTGCCGAAGGCAGTTTGGAGGGGCCGCCATCTGCGGGTCCACCCGCTGAACCTGGACAACCCGAAGAAAGTCCACATGTTCCTTTCTCAGGACAAGTTCTGGGTCAACGCCCAGCTTGAGGAAGTCAAGATCAAGGACATGGATGTGGACTACCTGTTCTCCACCATGGTCCATCTAATCAAGCGGTCCCCCGAACTGGCACTGGTAGTTCACTTGGAGATGGAGCTGCGAGGGAACAACCACCTGGGGATTTCGGTGGCGGAGCCCTTCTCCTACGTTCGCAACACTCCGCTCTTCCTCAAGCTGGAGGACCGGTACCTCAAGCTCATGACCAATGCTTGACGAGGCAGAGATCCAGAAGATCTCATTCCACAAGTCCATCCACGACATGGGAATGTGCACCTGCCCATGCCTAGCTGCCGTGTTCAAGATCAGCGAGGCCATCAAGAAGGAACGCGAGCTCATGGTCAAGATGGCTCTGGCCAGTCCTGATCTTCTCGCCGGCCTGATCCTCGGTGGCGAGCAAGTCCGCGCAGCACTCGAAGAGGAGTTCTCCAGCTATGGTACTGAAGGAGCACTGAGCGAATGAAGTATGGCCCGCGAACGGCAGTACAGATCGATTATGCCACAGGGCAGAAGGTCTGCGCCCGTTGCTGGGCCGACATCAGCCACATGTTCTCGACCGCCCGGTACTGTTCAACAACGTGTCGTACCCGAGCGAAGGCAAGGCGACAACGACAGGAAGCAAAGCAACGGAGGCGCAATGAGCTTCAGAGGTAAGGTCTGGACGGCAATCATCGCAGTCTACGCGGTCGTCATCATCGCTATCTGGCTGGGCTGGAAATGATGGACTTGCGAAGAGCGGTAGAACGACTCGTCGTCCTCGATGATAGAAACAGAGGTTGGAATTTCCACTACACCGATTGCGGGATCTACTACCAGGGTATCATAACCCAGGCGAAACCCAAGAGTGATCCAACCTATGGCTGCACCTGTGGTAGAGACGAGGCGATAGATACTTTCCTCAATTCGAGTATCGCCCGTCATCTCGCCGACCGGCTGTGGGCGAAGGACCAGGAGGAGAGAAAGAAGTTTCATGAAGGCTAGACCGAAGCTGCTGGATCTATTCTGCGGCGGAGGCGGTGCAGCTATCGGGTACACGCAGGCTGGCTTCGACGTGACGGGTGTCGACATCACAAGGCAGACGAACTACCCTTTCGGCCAGATCGTAGCGGATGCTACTAGGATCAGACAGAAGGACCTCAAGCGCTTCGATGTCATCCATGCATCGCCTCCATGCCAAGGTTACTCGATCGGCACTGCCGTCCACAGGCCGGGTGTGAGGCCGGGGCACATGGGGAAGAATGAGCCCAAGCTGATTGGAGTCATTCATGAGATGCTCGTAGAAGCTGACAAGCCCTACGTGATCGAGAACGTAGTCGGCGCCTACGACTTCATGCAGGACCCCATCCTTCTCTGCGGCACCATGTTCAAACTCAACATCGCCCGTCACCGCCTGTTCGAGACGAACATGGACCTGAGCCCGTTCGACCTGCCACCGCATCCGATGTGCAAAGCCATCCAGTTGAACTACGCCAAGAAGAACGGCATCAACCCTAGATGGATGAGCATTGCCGGCAACCCGATGGGAGCGGGGCACACTGAGCTGTGGCGGAAGTTGATGGGATGGCCAGCTGAGTACCGCACTAGCTCGAGAGATCTGAAGGAGGCCATCCCTCCGGTGTTCTCAAAGTGGCTGGGAGAGCAGCTCCTTGACTATCTATGAACATGAGCCTAGGCTGTACTACAAGGATCGAAGGCTCTACTGTCTGAGCGATGGAGAACCCTGGCCCTGTAGACGGGAGCAGTTGAGGCGGACCAAACCGAAGCATATTCCACCCAACCATGCGGGATCGATCAAAGACTGCCCTGCTTGCATGAAGGCGAAGGAACTACTCGCGGAGAACAGAGCAGAGGCCGAT